ACAAATTTGTTTGGAAAAGACCCAATCAAATAGGCGGTAGTCACAGTGAGAACGAACTTAAATCGTTGAATTTTAAATATTCAACAAAATACAACATGTGGGGCGGCACACAACAGATGTGGGATCGTCTGTCTGGTGCACTAAAAGAATCCACCGATTACCTTGAAGAAAAATAATGCCTGTGTTATACTAGAGTAAATATTTCACAATTTACTAAAGGAACCTCATGGCAGACGAACAAGCAAAACCTACCACAGAAACCCCAGTGGCGCCGGGTCAGCAACAAATCCAAGTCAACATTGACTATTTAAAAACCACAAGGGTGCACATTTGCATGCCCTGTTATGGTGGTATGCTCACAGAATCTACGTTTATGAGTTATATCAAATGGAGCAATGCCGCTCGTCAGTTGGGCATTGACTGGACCATGGAAACCATGACCAATGAAAGCTTGATCAGTCGTGCTAGAAACACCCTGACTGCTAAATTCTTGCACAACAAGGATTCCACACACCTGATGTTTATTGACGCAGACATTGGGTGGGAACCCTGGCACTTGATGGTATTGCTAGATCGTCAAGTTGATGTGATTGGCGGACTGTATCCTATGAAAAGCCTGCCAGTCAAATGGTGTGTGAATGGATTCGACGGTGCAGAAGAAGGCCCCAATGGCCTACAAGAAGTTACCAAAACAGGTACAGGATTTTTATTGATCAAACGCGATGTGTTTGAGAAAATGGATGCTCATCCTGCGGTGAAACCGTTTATGAATGATATTGGATTGCCAGTGGAACTTAATCCGCACATGAAAACCTACTTTGATACCGCAGTACGTGAAAATCGTTACTACTCAGAAGACTGGACATTCTGCGAAAACTGGCGTGATCTAGGTGGTAAAGTATGGGTAGACAAACGTGTGCTGCTGAAACACACAGGAACTTATGTGTTTGATTTTGCCACACAAGATAACTTGTACAAAGAACTGCACAATTTGGCCTTGGCCAACGGCGCAGCCCTGGGCGGTGCTGCGGGTGTTGCTGCACCAGTGGATGTTCCCAAGCCTGTGGAAGCCAAAGTTTTAGCATCAAGCACTTCTAAAAAGAACAAAACCAAAGCCAAGTAACTATTCGGTAAATACAGTTCGTATGAACATCACCGAATTAGATTCCTATAACCTTGCCGACGCAGTAAAATTCAATGACAAATTGAACCCTGTGATCTGGCAAGGCCAGCACATGCGCCCCGAAGTTCGCGATCAACTGCTGACCATTGCAGAAGATTTTCGCGAACATCTTGGGCTTGCCAACATAGACGTCAAAGACATCACAGTGCTGGGTAGCAATGCCGGCTACACATACACTCCACATTCTGACATTGATCTACATTTGGTAGTTCGAATGCCACATGCCGATAACGAAGTGTACCGTGAATTGTTTGATGCTAAAAAGTACCAATATAATGACACCCACAACATCACCATTGGCGGATATGAAGTTGAGCTTTATGTAGAAGACGCAGACAAGCCTGCAGTCAGTCAAGGTGTGTTCAGTGTGTTGAACAACGATTGGGTGCATATACCACGACAAAGACCTGCCACAGTGAATGACAATGCAGTTCGCAGCAAATACAATGATCTCAAGCACAGAATTGATTCAGCAGTTGCTGGCAAAAATTTGACCAAAATCTCACAGTTGATTGACAAAATCAAACGCATGCGCTTGGCCGGATTGGCCCAAAACGGCGAACTGGGCGGAGAAAATCTTGCGTACAAAATGCTACGTACACAAGGTGATATTTCTCGATTGCATGATGCACGTAATGCTGCACATGATGAAGAGTTAAGTCTAGTAGAATCCACCATAATGTCCAAGCCCAGGATGACCTATGGATTTAATAGCAAAAAGAAGCTGGCCGAAGTAGAAATAACTCCGGATGGTGTTAGCCCTAGTACCAAAATGTTCTTGAGTGAAACCGATGATGAAAGTATTTTACGAGATTTTGTGGCATTCTGTGCAAAAGAACTTGAATTAGAAACAGAACCACAAATACGATTGCGTAGAGATCCAGCTTGGTCAGCACGAAACCGAACATTTGGTCGTTATGATCACGACACAAACCAATTGGAAATCAGCATAGGCAATCGGCACATCATGGATGTGTTGCGTACCTGCGCACACGAACTCACTCATCAACGTCAAGGTGAAACACAAACAATAGCGCCCGACTCTGGACACACAGGATCACCTGAAGAAAATGAAGCCAATGCAGCAGCCGGCATTATCATGCGTCGATACGGTGCCATGCATCCGGAACTGTTTGAAAAGTCCACAGTGGCAGAAGCCAGTGGGTATATTCCTACCACTGCTGAAATGCATGATCCCAGATTTGAGATGGCCATTACTCAGGATGTACGTCCTGGCGCCATTGGTCGTGCAGCCAATGCTTTTTTACTAAACACCGACGCACAAGGTCATCCACAAGAACTACGCCCAGACGGCCTGGTCAAGCGATTGGCTGAACAGTTGGCCGCTTTCAAACGACCATTGAGTGAAGCTGAACAACTAGACGAAATCAACATGGGTGGCAAAAGCCTAAGAAAGTTGTCAAAGTCTGTTGATGCACGAGCCGGCATTGAATTTGAAATGATTGTGCCCAATGTTGAAGGCGGCGAGTATGATTTTCAGCCAGAGCCTGATTATGACAATTACAACGAAACTGCCCGGGATATTGATGGAATCATTGAATTTTTTGATGACCGCGATTTTAACGGCGCCAGAGCCATAAGAGAGTTGCGAACTGAGCTTGAGTCAAATTACCTTGATTGGCGTGAAACTAAAATTTACGAAGACTGGACCGATAACGGATTTGATTTCTTTGCTGAATGGGTGGCCAACAACATTGATCCAGAAGAAATTATTGCTTACCTTGACAAAGATTCAGACTATAACATAACCAAAGACGACATACTGAACTATTCCAATTATCTGTGGGAAGAAGCCGGCGAATCCAGAGACGAAGCTCTTGAAGAATTTAGAGATGAAAAAAAGGATGATGGCGAGTATGACGAAGAACAATGGTTGAGATCTGAAGGCATACGAGACATGCAGGATGTAGAAAGTGCTTATAGTACTAGGATTACTTGGCCCCACTGGACCGAAGACGATGGCATGGGCGATGGCACTTACAGTATAGAAGCAGTGGCTGAAAGTTTTGAAAAGGCCATTGGTCGACCAGTGATGTGGGGCGACGATTATCACAACATAGATCGCGACGATGCATATAGTCAAGGTGCGTATATTGTTGAGCCTGACGGCAGCTTAGAAGCCAATAGTGGCAATGATCGCGGATTAGAATTTATTAGCCCACCCTTGCCTCTGGATGAACTGGCCAAGGACATGCAAAAAGTCAAAAAGTGGGCCGACTCCAATGGTTGCTATACCAGCAAAGCAAACAAAACTGGCCTGCATATCAATGTGAGTGTACCGGGACTTGATGCAGAAATGAAAAATCTTGATCTTGTCAAACTGGCATTGTTGTTGGGTGACAACTATGTGGCTAAAGAATTTGGAAGATTGGGTAATACCTACGCCAAGTCAGTGTACAATATTGTCATGAACAATATAAAAAATCGTCCCGAAACTGCAGAAGTTTTGTTGGATCGCATGCGTGAAAATCTAAGCAAAGCTGCCACTCGTGTGATACACAACGCCCAGACAGACAAGTACAGTTCAATCAATGTCAAAAATGGCTATATTGAATTTAGATCTCCAGGTGGTGATTGGTTGGATGCAAACTTTGATAAGATTCAAACGACACTAGAACGATTTGTTGTGGCCACTGATGCAGCAGTGGATCCTGCAAAGTATCGACAAGAGTATCTAAAGAAACTGTATCGTGCATTGAGTGGCACAGAGATTGAACACGGTAGAAATCCTGCTACCGGAAAGAAAACTTTTAAGATTGCTACCGAAGCAGACTTTGCTAACCTGTTGTCAGAATACATGGCTGGAAAAATCAACCGAGAGGAATTGACAAGAATTGCCGCGGAGCAACGTCAACTCGGCCAAGACAAGCCCAAAGACAAACAACAGTATCGCATGGTCAATCCTGACACCTATCAAGAATATGCAAGGTTCACTGCTACCAGTGCCGAAAAGGCTGATGCACAGGCCAAACTCTATGCCGCTGAAAACGACATTGCTTTTTACAACTATATTGTTTTAGATTCCGGCATGCAAGTAGTGGGCGGAGATATACGCCACACTGCAACTCCTGGGCGACAAAGTGATCCCAATGGTCGTTATGAAATTATAAATCGTGCCACCGGAGCGGAAGCTCGGCCAAGATTCATGTTCAGTGCGGTACCACAACAAATACCCTATGTGTTGCAGGCCTGGGCCAACAGAAACGGCACTGCACCCACAGACTGGACAGTGATCGACACAGAAAGTGGCATTGAAGTAAATTCAACAACACCAACAACTGTTGGCGCTTCAAGAGTTGAACCACTATGGACAGTGAGCTTGCTAGACAACATGGCACGCTATGTAGAAGTTCGTGCACCAAATGAACTGTCAGCATTGGCGGCTGCGCATGAAACTGATCCAACAAACTTCCCAATGACAGTGACCACAGATGATGTTATCATTACTCCAAGGGCACAACAATTACCAACTCCACGTCCGATACCGGGTGTAGAAGACGTTCCACTTGATCTTGAATTTGCACAAAGGACTGTTCCAGGATCTACTATAGACCTAGCACAACAACGAGCAACACCCGGTACATTCACTGGTGCGTGGAAAGTAGTAGACAGCAACACTGGAGAAGAACTCCACAGATTCAGCGGTATAGGCAACAGCCAAGAAGATGCTAACAGAGTTGCTGGACAATGGGTACGAAGCAACAGTATTGCAGTTCCCACTGAAGTGTATCCAATAATGAGTGAGTCAGTGACTGAATCATTTATCAATGCTTTGATCAAGCTTGATCAAGAACCTTGGGCTCTGACTGAATCTACAAATAATTTTGAAATCAAAAAAAGCAGTTTGTTTGATAAAACAGTACAGAACAAATCAGAGCAACTTCCTGATTTAGCAAATAAAATACAAGAATTTTTAAAGTTTAAAATGGTCACGCCAGGTCAACCCTGGGGCAACGACTCTCCGTTTATTGCTGCAGGACCACTGGGGTCTGCAATACCAAAATTACGACACGCACATTTAACCAGAGACCTTAGTTTATATTATACCATTGAAGGTCGCAATCCCACAGTCATCAAACTGTATGGCGTATTCAATCATCACGAAAGTGGCACAGGAACTCCTAAGAATATTAACAAACAAAAAAACTTAGCAAGACAATTGGTCAATCAGGAAGTTGCTGAAACTAAAAATCCCAACACAACCTATAAACTATGGTCTGCTCCTGTAAAAATAAAACAGCCGACCTACACAGGCTACATTGATGTTGCTGTGACTGCACAAAATGCACATTTGGCCAGACAATTAATGAAAGCACAGTACGGTGTGGCAGACTGGGAAATTGGTAGTGTAAAAGAAGTAAAAGTATGACACAGCAATTTGTGAAAGTTGTGGCTGATGTTCACTGTGATTATGAGACTGGTCAACTGCCTATCTATAGACTGTATGTGAACAATGAATTGTTCACAGAACGCACATGGATCTGGGAAAATGTTTATCTTGAAGAAATGATACCTATATTGGCAGAACCTGGTGATTACAAGATCCGTTATGAGCTGGTACCGGGCACTTCTGCAGGGTTAAATATACAGAACTTGCGAGTAGCAGAAGGCACTGCTACCATACAAGATTCCACAGTGAGGATAAGATAATGCGAGCACAAGAATTTATACGTGAAAATGCATCAGCAGGTGCCACAGGTTCAGGCAGTATCGCCACCGTTGCCACACCCATGGGCGGTGTGATTTCTCGAAATGCCGGCAGTTTCTTTGCCGGGCATAAATACTCTAATGACGAGACTCCAAACACGCCAGAGTCTTACAAAACATACAAGAAACGGAAAAAGTAATGTTAGCTGATTTGTTAAAAACACTGTTGGGAACACAGTTTGCACACTATGTGAAAGCACATGCTTTTCATTGGAATGTAGAAACTCCTGACTTTTATCAGTATCACAAGTTTTTTCAGAAAATATATGAAGATGCCTATTCTGCAGTGGATCCCATAGCAGAATATATCCGTAGCCTGGGCGAATATGCACCAGGCAGTATGGAACGTCTTTTAGAACTCAGTGTAATACCCGGACAAAGCAAAATACCTCGCGCCCGACTCATGGTAGAAGAATTGCTGGCCGACAGTGAAATCTTGGTTGATTTGTTGAACCAATGTTTTACTGCCGCCACCCAAGAAAACAAACAAGACATTGCCAATTTCATTGCCGAAAGATTGAGTCAAACCAACAAGTTTGCCTGGCAACTACGTGCAACACTAAAAGAGGTAAGGGCGTGATATGGATTCTGAATTCCGCAGCATAGTTGAACGTTTGGCCGTTCTTGAAGGACGAATAACTCCGGTCACAGTCCGGCATGGGCTTAATGCTCAGCAGAAATCTGCACATCAATTGCCTGCGCTGTTCAAGCCCAAAACTGTGTCAGTACTGAACGCAAAAACTGATCCTAAAAATCCCATGGCAGGATACATGGTAGGCGATAGTGTACAAGACGATCGAGACGTTGTGGAAGATGTGGTTGACAAGGTAAAACGAAGCCTCACTGACTATTTGAAAAATCTTGAAGATGAAATACGAGTTGACAGCGACCTAAAAGATAAAACACACAACGACACAGATCTCAAGCAAAAATCTGCTGAGATTCGCGACCTAGTGCCAAAAATCCAAAAGCAAAACACAGATGAAGGCTATCCTGTCATAGCCATTGCCATGGAAGACGGCAGCAATTGCGAATTGCATGGAGATGAAAACACAGGTTATGAAATTCGTCGCGGTGGTCGTGCATTGAAAACTCGTTTTGAAAATGTAGATCATGCACGTATGGCAGTGGAAATGTTTAATGCACGTATGCGAGCACGTCATCCCGAACAACAAGATTACATTGAGGAAAAATAATGTTAGTACAAGACCTATTTGAAAATCGCACGAATGATGCATACAAGGTATTTCAGCAACTGGCTGTTGCAGTGAATCGTAGTCAAGACATTGATTTAAAAATAGGTCGCGAAATGATGCCTATTGCTTATTGGCAAGCCAGACATTTGTTGGGTCAATACAAAAGCATTGTTAAAAATCAAGGTCCAGATGCTGGCATGACATTTTTGTCTGATTACAACACAATCTCTGCAGCATTGGATGCCATGGATGCTAAACTGGCCAGTTATAAAAATATTGGATCTGTGCCAGGTCAACGTGGTGTGGCCGAAAATGAAGAACAAAACCCAGTGGCCGGTGCTATCACTAGAAGGATACTGACACAACGCACAGACTTATTGAGCAAGTATGGCCCTGTGTTGGTAACACAGGCCATTGATGATGTTGCAGACTTTGTGGGTGATACAGAAGAAATTGGCTCCAGTGACGTCAGCGGTTGGGTTCAGCAAGTTGAACGAGCATTGGCCCGAATGGGTCAAGATCTAGGCGAAGCAGGCAGAAACTATCATGCAAATCGCACAGGCTTTGCTCGTGGTGCAAGAGATCCTGAAGGTCAGGACCCTGCACCTGATACACGTACCTGGTATATTCGTCTCAATGGCAAACTCATTAGAGACAAACAGGGCAATCCATATTCATTCCGCGATAAAGCTGCCGCAAACAAAGCCGCATTAACAATGCAGGCCAAACTGTTCAATCAGGGCAAAGAATTTGTGTTGACTACCAATCCCAATGATCCACAACAGGGCATGGATGAAGGTTGGAAAGAAACACTAGGTACAGCCGCATTAACTGGTGCAATGGCATTGGGTTCTGCTGGTGCACAGGCTAGAGTAACCCCTGACGGACAAGGTGGGTTTACTGGTGGATTGAAACCAAGTGCAACAGTAACTGCACCCGCAGATAATAAACCGGCGGCAGAAACACCAAAAGGTTTTAGCAAAGAATATCTACAAAAGGCAGCAGATCCTAATCGCACTGGTAGATATATGATTAGTGTTGAAAGAGCACAAGAACTATTAAAAGGCATGCAAGAAGGCATGGCGGAAGGCGAAAAAGATACCAGCCGGATGAATAAACAAAGTCAAGACTTCTACAATAAAAATCCAAACTTTAAACGTGATGATAGAGAAACCAAAAGTCTAGGCAACAATAGATTGGCCACCCGAGTCGACCCCACAGGAGGCCTGCCAAAAGTTGCAAAGAAAGCAATGACTCCATTTCGATCTATGGCTCAGGAAGATGCCAGGCCAGGCCCGTTAGAGCAGACTACCAAACACACTCAAAAAAAAACCGTTGACCAACTGAATCATCTACAGGCCTTGAATGGGCTTGATGAAACAGTGAGCCTTATGCGGGCTGCTAATCGACGTGTGACAGAAAACTTGAATCTAATAAACGGTATTCAAGATGTAACGCAAGATCTAGACAGTCAATTTGATATCATTGAAGACTGGATTGGTGCACTGGCCAAACAACTCAGTGTTGATCCTGAACAAATTTGGGAAGATTTTGAATCAGTAGATGATGAGACACTGCTGGAAACTGCGGCTTGGCAAAAGAAATCTGGCAAGAACAAAACTGGTGGATTAAATGCCAAAGGTGTGGCCAGCTATCGTAGAGAACATCCTGGTAGTAAACTACAGACTGCAGTCACTACCAAGCCCAGTAAACTCAAACCAGGCAGCAAGGCTGCCAAACGCCGTAAGAGTTTCTGCGCCAGAATGTCAGGTGTCAAAGGTCCAATGAAAAAGCCCAATGGCAAACCAACTCGTAAAGCCTTGGCCTTACGCAAGTGGAATTGTCACGAAAGTGTGATGGAAGCTGCAAATGCTGCACAACAGGCGGCCATTGCCATTGCCATGAAGAAAGCAGGCAAGAAACCCAAAGGCATGTCTGAAGACTGGAGCCAAAAGTACAAGAGCAGTATCAACTGTAGTCATCCCAAGGGCTTCTCGCAAAAGGCTCACTGCGCCGGCAAGAAAAAACACACGGAAAGTGTTGAAATGGAGATGACTTGCCCTGACTGTGGCATGTGTGAAACTCATGTAGACCATACTAATTTAGATGAAGCTTGTTGGAAAGGTTATCACAAAGAAGGTAACAAAAAAATGTTTGGTAAAACATATCCCAATTGTGTGAAGAATGAAGATATTGAAGAAGATAATTCTAGAATTGCAAGAAAACCAGGACAACCTGCTAATAGTAAAAAGCATAGCGATTTATACACAGATGAAAATCCTAAAGGAACTATCACTGGTTTAAAATTTGCTACAGCAGAGGATGCTAGAGCCAGTGTGTCAAAGATCCGTAACAGTGGTCGTAGTCACGCACATAAGATCCAAGCCGCAGTGGCAATGGAACAACGTGCTAAGGCTGCAGGAAAATCTGAGGCAGCGTCGGTATATAGAAAATATATAAATGCTACTAAGAAAACTGACGAGGGTATAGATTTAGAAGAAGCCTGCTGGGATACACATAAGCAAGTAGGTATGAAAAACAAAGGTGGTAAACAAGTTCCTAACTGTGTTCCAAAAGAAAGTGTACAAGAACAACAGTCACATAGTGAAAGTTGCCCGCATTGTGGTGGCGAGATGGTCAGTGAAGAATTGATGAACGAAAAGAAAGATGCTTGCTACTACAAAGTTAAGAGTCGTTACAAAGTATGGCCCAGTGCTTATGCCAGTGGTGCATTAGTTAAATGCCGCAAGAAAGGTGCAAGCAACTGGGGCAATAAAACCACAGAAAGTCTAGTGCAAGAACTGGAAGAAAATCTACATGACTGGTTCAACAAGGAAAAATGGGTGCGCATGGACACCAAAGGCAATATCAAAGGCGACTGTGCTCGAGAGCCTGGCGAAGGCAAACCCAAATGCCTGCCGGCTGCCAAGGCACATGCACTAGGCAAAAAAGGTCGTGCTAGTGCAGCTCAACGCAAGCGCAGACAAGATCCTAATCCAGAGCGTAGTGGTAAGGCCATAAATGTTGCCACCAAAGAAGATGTATCAGAGCAAGGCTCCGCTGATTGGCCGTTTGAAGCTCTCAACGAACTTTCAAACGAAAAGTTAACACAATACAAACGTGCTGCCGCAGCCGATGCAGGCAAATCAGACCTAGAAGGCAACTTCAAACGTGCTGACAAACGTTTTGGTGGTATTGTACAAGCAACTAAAAAACAGTTTGCCAACGATGTTAAAAAATACCAACCACAATGAGAGCACAAGAGTTTGTTAACGAAGTCAACATAGACAATCGCACAGGCGCAGGATCTGTGCCATGGAATCAGGAAGTTGATTATCGTGGTCTGCGTGTGGCAATGAAGCCCAGTACATTTTTACGACTGGCATTACCGCTCACAGATCAAGACAACAGCAGAATGGAACGGCACATTGGTACAGGTGGTACCATTGGTGCTCCATTTTTAGATATTGTTGTGCCCGAAGCATGGCAGTCCGGCGATTTCAGCGAACCAGCACAGGTCAAAGGGCATGATGGCCGTCATAGAATGCAGGCCATATCAAAGCTGGAAGGAGACGCACCTGTGGAAACACATTTGTTTCCTAAATATCTGCGCAATCGTGATTTGACTCCGGAAATAGTCCAACGCCTACAAGCAGGCATGGTCACGCAATCTGGTCGCTACATGCCAGGTCCGTTGTTTGATGTCGATTTTAAATCTGTATCACGCCCTGATACAGAACTAGCAGAAGGCCTGGAAAAGTTTAATTACGAAGTCTTGCGTCCAGGATTCCGTTGGAGTGAAGAAATCAATGGTATCACATATCTAGTACGTACTCAATGGGATAACATGCCCGAAGTCATAGCAAGAATCAACAACCGAGAAGTGGGCCGTGTTACATTTATCAAGCATGACACTCGCACAGCTTTAGAAAGTGTCAGTACGTATGTGAGCCCAAAATGGCAAGGGCATGGTATAGCCAAAAACATGTATGCGGTCATGCGTATGCTGGGTGCCAATATTTGGCCCAGTGGCGCACAAACTGCCATGGGCAAGAACATGTGGGCCAAATGGAAAAAGCACAGTGACGTCAAACATTTGACCAGCATGAATGCAAAAATAGATCAGCCGGGTGTGGCAGAAGCCTTTGATCAACCTTATTCCATTAAATGGGAGAAAAGTGAACATGGTGACTATGATGCATTAGCCACACTAGATGATGGATCATATCTGCATGTCATGTTTGAACATACCACACCGTATGAAGTTAATGTTTCGTTTTGGAGAAACAACAGTTTAGAAACCACAGGCAATGGTGATTCTCAACGAGTATTTGCCACAGTACTAACAGCTATAAAACAGTTTCTAAAAACTGAACAACCAGCAAACATAGCATTTTCAGCCAGCAAAGATGTTGAACCAGGACAAAATAGTATGAGTCGGTCAAAATTATACAGCAGATTGGTTCAACGATATGCCACTGCTTGGGGATATAAATCAAATGCGTTTGATCATGGTGATGAAATTGTTTATGAATTGAGCAGAATAAAACCAATTGTTAAGACAGTAGGAGAAAACTTTGCCGACGGCAAAGGTCCAGGTCGACCTGGTGATAGTCAAAGACACGGTATTCCTAAAAAAGCCACCATGGCTGAACTAGAAAAGGCCTCGCATGCCAAAGGTCGCAAAGGACAACTGGCTCGCTGGCAATTAAACATGCGTAGAGGGCGTAAGAAATGAGACACAATGAATACCCAGTGTATCCTGAAGACGACGGCTACGATAGATTTAAAAATCCTTATAGTCCAGTCTAACAATGAATCTAGTTTATATTCACGGTGCCAGTGCCACAGGAGAAAGTTTTAATTATATCCGAGAACATGTCGGCGGATCTGACATAGTTTTAGAATACAACAGTGCTGACGGATTCAAGCACAATCTTGATGCCATGCTGGCGCAGTTACATGATGTCAACAATATATTTTTTGTTGCACACAGTTTGGGCGGAATCTATGCACTGCATTTGGCCAATTTAATACCCAATCAGGTCCTGGGTGCAATAACACTAAGCACACCCTATGGCGGTGCCGAAACTGCAGATTTTGCCAAGTATTTTTTACCCTTCAGCAGACTGTTAAAAGACATAGGTCCGCACAGTTGGCCCATGCGTCAAGCAGATCAAATTGAAATACATCATCCCTGGACCAACATAGTCACAGTCAAAGGTAGTGCGGCCTGGATCATGGGACCAAACGACGGCATTGTCACTGTGGCCAGTCAACGGCATCATGATCAGGGAATGGAACTGATTGAAGTTGATTATAATCACTACGAAGTGGTGCTCAGTGACCAAGTTATTGCTATTATACAAGATAAAATAGCCGCGATAAATAATAGCTAGCACCAAAGATTATGAAACTCTACCACTTTTTACCCGAACAAGCTGACCTTGACGAAGCAGCCATGAACCCCACGGAATTTGACCGTGCAGTTGCACAAGGACAGCAGGCTGGTGTGTTGGTGGGTTTTGAGTTTGAAGTGCATGTACCAGAAGCCACAATCACAGGTGCTGACCCGGAAATAAACAAAGAAGATGACAAATACTCCATGTCAAACTTTCAACCTATGTTTGAAGAGTGGGTTGATAACACTGAGCTAGAAGCCTTTTCACCTGATCAGTTTGACAATTTGTTTGCATTTAAACAACCCATAAATGGCTTTGATAACATGCAGACTGCTGCCATGCAAATGACAGAGCAAAAACTTGCAAAGATACGAGAAGTATTTGATCAAATCCCAGAAAAAATCAGAGCCGACACAATTGAACACGTTCGCCGAGAATATCCAAGAAATCGTATTCCTCGAGACCTGTCACCAACTAGCCAACTTAGATTTTTTAAACGATTTGCCGTCCGCATTTATTATTACAATAACAAACCTAAAACTAACCAACTGGCCTCGTTAATCACACATTTCAGTAATTTCAGCTGGGAAGATTTAATGAGTTTTGTGTATGCCGGCACAGTGGTAGACCAGGGCAGTCGATCAGGAAATGCTGTTCAGATATCCGGCAACTTTGATCAGTATTTTGAATTTAAAACATCCATGGCAGAAGTATGGGATGACTTGAATTTAGATGAGTACGAAGATTACGATGATGACTACGAAGATGATGATGACGAAGATTATAACAAAGCAGTCAGCATACTGGTTCCGTCGCTGGAACAAATGACCGGTCGCAAGGTCAATGTATTTCATAGCTATCACCAAAAACCAAAAAATCTTACCGACTGGTACATTGAACCAGACGGCAGTTTAGAAACAGATAACAGTGGTGATGCCAGTTGCGAAATTGTCAGTCCGCCTTTGCCAGCAGTAGAAGCTGTGGGTGCGTTGAAAAGTTTTTATGGCCTGGCAAAACAACTGCGCCTGTACACCAACTCAACCACCGGCCTGCACATCAATGTCAGCATACCGGGCAATTTAGATGTGCTTAAATTGGCAGTGTTTTTAGGCGACCAGTATGTGTTAAAGTACTTTGGCCGCGAAAACAGCAGCTACGCTCGCAGTGCTGAAAGATCAATAGTGAGCAGAGCCACCGGTGCAGTCAAAGTTACAGCACCCAGAGGTAAAAAACCCAATCCAATTGGTCAACCCAGAACCACTGTCAGCATTGATATGGCAAAATTAAATGCCATGGCCAAGGATGCCACACAAGGTCATACAGCCAGTATCAGCAACAACGGCAAATACTTCAGCTTCAGGCATGCAGGCGGCAACTACCTGGCAGACTTTGCAGGCATTTACAACTCAGTGGGACGCTTTATTCGTGCCATGATCATTGCCAGTGATCCTGCACTGTACCGACAAGAATATCTGGCCAAACTGGCCAAACTAACTGGTGGACCAACAGGTACTGTGCCAAATGCTGATACTGAACAAATGATCAGCTATCTCAGAACCAACGGAATGCCTGTGGTGTCCATGGACATAATGAGATCCAAGAAAAATCGCAGCATGGATAAAGTTGCTCAAGATGCATTCAGAGGAGCATTTAATGTTGGTTGGAAAGCAGAGTATGCAGAGTTTATGACTGTGGTTCCCAACAGCGCCAGTGCCAAAACAAATCTACTGGCTAAATTTAATGCCCCAGCTAGAAAACAAAAAGCAGAGGAATCTGATCTAAGTAATTTTGCTGAAATTACAATAGCACCGCCTAACATTCGATCACTGAAAAACATGATGGCCGCTGACTTTCCACCAGGTGTGAATACATTTGACTCCGGTTTTGATACTGCTGGCTATTATCTGCGCAGGAAAGAATGGAGTCCTCCTACAGATCCACGCACACAAACACTTATTAAACAACTTTTGCGTAAAAAGTTTCCAAAAAAATGAGAGCAAGTGAATTTTTAATTGAAGCCACTGATCCAGGGTTTGTGGGATTTATGAACAAAAGCCTGGGCGATCGTGTTGATACGGCGCGACCAGACCCATTGGCCGGTGCTCCGGACTGGTATAAAAATACACCAGTACAAGATTTCAAAGCCGACAGTCATTGGGGTCGTGCAGCCTTGTGGGGGCTACGAGTATTGGCCAAAGTTGAGCCTGACGCCAGAGCTGCGTTGGCCCAAGCTGGTGAAGATGCCATAGTATCATACCTAGAAAAAGTTGCCAAGGCCACGGGTGCTTATAGAAAATTTAAATTTGCAGAAGAAGACATTTGGGAATCTCAGGACTACCTGGATGAAATATTCCATGACCCCAACATAACTAGTTGGACACAGGTTATATAATGCGAGTCAGTGATTTTCAAATTCGCAACCACAACAAACTGGATGATATTTTGGTTCAGTTATGTGCAATGATTATTGAGGGTAAAAAACAAGACCCAGAAAAGTACGGCATGGTAGCATCCGCAGTACTAGATACTAACAATAATCTAGTCAAAGCAGTGAATTATAAAACCACACACGGACGGGCACATGGAGAACTTGCTGCCATGGAACAGTATGAGCGCAAGTTTGGTAACATTCCTGCAGGTAGTATTATCATAACAACCTGCAGTCCTTGCAGTGAACCAATGCCAGTCAGCGAACGAGACGGTCCAAGTTGTACAGAATTAATCAACAACAGCCCAGTACGCAAAGTATATTGTGGATTTGAAGATCCCACACAGAATCTCAGTGATCGATATCAACACAAAAAATTCCACACTGAGTGTACAAAAAATCCCAAGATACATGAGCTGTGCCATGTGTTTGCCAATACATTTTTGGAACACAGAACAGAACAACTAGATGAATTGACTTTTTTAGGATCACCATGCACCAAAGACTGTTCGGGGCATCGTGCAGGATATCGCTGGAGCAAAGATCGAGCTAACCGAACTGCCAGCAGTTGGAGTCAAAGTTTTAACAACGGGGCCGCGTTAGCTGCGGCCGGACGATAAAGAACACCCTTAGGACCGTAACTCTGTTACGTGGTGTGGCCGGGTGCTGGCCTAGTGTAACGATTCGCTACCGTGAAACTAAAAGTGACCAATTATTAACTATAAATAGTTCATGCTTGATTTTTTAAATGTTGGCACATCGTTAAATTTATCAAAAATTCAAATTGACGATTTACTTAAATCAATCTATGGACAGGAGTTTGATGTAGGCCCAGAAATTTTTCTTGGCATAAATTTACAATGGCCCAAGTTTGATTTACCTGCAAACTATCAACGATATTTCATATCATTCCATACCGAATATATGGACATACCTTGGATTCTAGAACAAGCTCGTCGTGTGTATCCAGTACCAATCTTATTAGTCACCGATTATGATATTGAAAAAAATCCTGTCTGGCCTGAAAATATAACTGTAATTAAATACATAACTTTACACAAGCAATTGGACCAAGCAATCAACGACATTGGAATGGCCACAGAAATCAAAACTCCCAAATATAAAATTAGCAGTTTAAGCTACCGAATTACACAATACAAAAAATTTGTCACTGCATACTTATTGCAACATTTTGATCACAGTGACATGATACTGACCTATCACAATAGTATGGGAAAATTAGATGATCATCATGGATACCCCAACGGATACCCATACCTTGATCAACTTGAGTTAACATCATTGTCCAAAACACTGATAAATTTTGAAGATGATACAGAATCTATAAACATCTCCCCAGTTTTAAATGCTTCGTGGCAAATTGCACCGTTTCTGGATGCCTGGATCAATCTTACAAATGAAAGTTGGCACTATTCAAGGACTATACTCGATAATAAGAACTTTTATTATCCGGGTCCTTACTTGACTGAAAAAACTTTTAAACCCTTATTAGCTGGTAGACCATTTTTGGCTGTAGGACAATGTAACACTTACAAAACATTAAAGGATCTGGGACTTTCTGTTGATTTCGGATTTGATATCAGTTACGACACAGATTCAGGAGATCTTACTCGGATTAAAGGTATTTTTTCCGCAATTGATTACATACAAAATACCAATCTTGATCAATTGTTCCAATCAGGAATTGATGCCGTTCGTTACAATTTAAATTACATTAAAAACAACGATTTGTTTGTCCACTGTGAAGATCTAAATACCGAAAGTGTAAAAAAGATTAAAAATTTTTTTTAATTGGTACTGGATTTCAATCTTCAGTTAATAAATATTTCTTGTCAAATAATCTATAAAACTAAAATATTATAATTACTGATTTAACCAAAATATCATTGACTTTTACACATAATACTGTATACTTGTTTGACTAACAGGAGATTTATATGTCTACAAAAACTTTCAACGGCGAACAAAAACTCAAGCTCACTCAAATCATCAACGAAGGCATGCAGGTCATGCACGAAATTGAAACTTTAAACGGTGGGCTAGCTGACACTATCAAAGCAGTTGCCGAGGAGCTTGAGATCAAGCCTGCTGTCCTGAAAAAAGCCATTAGGCTTGCACACAAGGCAGAGTTTGGTAGAGAGAAACAGGATCATGAATTGTTAGAAACAATTCTAGAAACTGTGGGCAAAACACTATAACAGTGACCGTATCTCAGAATAGCCATGAACAAACATCAACAACATCTTAAAGACACTGGTTGGACTTATTGGCAACACCTACATCACAGTATTGTAGTGGGTTACCAACTTATTAAAATTGCCATGTTGGGGTTTATTCATGGGGTGTTTCCGGGGATCTGGGCTAATAAAGGACCAGTAGGCATATATCGAGTGTTCAAGGACATGCGAAAGTTACGCCATGCACAGAAACTATTTGATGCAGAAGACCAACAACAGCATGAGCAAGATAAAAATAATCGGGTATAATCAAGCCACATTAGCCAATGACTTTGTTGGATTGTTTAGTACTCACGGGCAGTCTATTGATATCCTAGAACCAGATGACTTTTTGCAAGGCAACTATAAAGACAATGATCGATTTGTAGTTGCAGTGACTCGTGATCTTGACTTGAGAAAACAATTAATTACTGCACTAGACGAAAGATTGTTATCACGTGCTACACTGATTCACCCAAGTTGTGTAATTGATCCACATGCTGAAGTTGGCGAAGGTTCTGTAATTTCTCAATTTTCCAGTGCACTTTGGAGTAGTACCATTGGGCGAGATTGTTTAGTTGCACCTTACTGTATGATTGCCCATCAAAGCAACCTTGGACAAGGAAGTCTTATGCAACCAGGTGCTATGATAGCCGGCAGTACCACAATAGGATCTATGTGTGTGTTAGGAATGAGAAGCAATGTCATTGACAAACTTTCTATATGTGATTGGGTAGAGGTGGGCGCCGCTGCCTTGGTTACAAAAAGCATCGAGCAATCTGGGTTATATCTGGGGCAACCAGCCAGGCGTGTAAATAAACAAGAATGAGTCGCTCACGTTACGAGCATGCAACACGGCTAATCGGCCATAATCGGAGAAAAATTGAGTTATATTGACGCACTTTATGATCGTGAACACGATCGTATCCATGTTGTAGAACGACGCAATGGCGAACGAGTCTACAAGGAATATCCAGCCAATTATATATTTTACTACGACGACCCACGTGGCAAGTTTACCAGCATTTATGGCACGCCGGTATCACGGTTTAGTACACGCAACAACAAAGAGTTTCGCAAAGAAGTTCGAGCACAGTCAGGCAAAAATCTCTACGAGAGTGATATCAATCCTGTATTCAGATGTTTAAGTGAAAATTACATTGGACAAGATGCGCCAGAACTCAATGTGGCATTTTTTGACATTGAAGTTGCGTTTGATCCAGAACGTGGATTTAGCCCAGTTGCAGATCCTTTTAATCCCATAACTGCAATATCATTATATCTAACATGGTTAGATCAACTGGTCACATTGGCAGTACCACCAAAACACATGAGTTGGGCCACTGCTGAAGAAATTGCTGGCACGTTTGAAAACTGTATGTTATTTGAACGTGAAGAAGAAATGTTAAAAACATTTTTGGATCTCATTGAAGACGCAGATGCACTGTCCGGGTGGAATTCGGAAGGATACGATATTCCTTATACTGTGAACAGAGTAACTCGTGTGCTGAACAAGGATGACACACGCAGATTCTGTTTGTGGAATCAGTACCCTAAGCCAAGAATGTTTGAACGATTTGGTGCAGAAAATCAAACGTATGATTTGATTGGGCGAGTGCACATGGACTATATGCAACTGTATCGCAAGTATACCTATGAAGAACGTCATAGTTACAGTTTGGATGCCATTGGTGAGTACGAGTTAGACGAACGCAAGACTCAATTCGAAGGCACACTGGATCAACTGTACAATCAAAACTTCAAGATATTTTTAGAATACAATCGCCAAGACACGCTGTTGTTGCACAAATTGGATCAAAAATTACGATTCCTGGATCTAGCCAACGAACTGGCGCATGCCAACACTGTGCTGTTGCAAACTACCATGGGAGCCGTGGCCGTGACTGAACAGGCCATTATCAATGAAGCGCACGAACGTGGTATGGTTGTTCCCAATCGACAACAACGACTCACAGATGATGACACGCAAGCGGCCGGAGCATATGTAGCATATCCCAAAAAAGGCATACACGAATGGATCGGATCAGTTGATATTAACTCACTGTATCCGTCGGCTATTCGAGCACTCAACATGGGGCCAGAAACTATCATTGGCCAACTACGCCCTGTGATGACTGATCGGTACATCAAAGGCAAAATTGATAATAAAAGTAGTTTTGCCATGGCCTGGGAAGGCCTGTTTGGTAGTTTAGAATATACCGCGGTCATGGAACAACAACGTGGTACAGAAATTACCATAGACTGGCAAGACGGCAATGAAACTGTGCACAGTGCCGCAGAGGTATGGACAATGATATTTGACAGTAATCAACCCTGGATGCTGACTGCCAACGGAACCATTGTGACCTATGAGCGAAAAGGTATTATACCAGGATTACTAGAACGTTGGTATGCTGAACGTAAAGAGATGCAGGCCAAAAAGAAAGAAGCTAAAACTAAAAAAGAAGAATCATTTTGGGATAAGCGTCAGTTAGTTAAGAAAATTAACTTGAATAGCTTGTATGGTGCTATTTTAAATCCAGGTTGTAGATTCTTTGACAAACGTATCGGGCAAAGTACCACGCTCACTGGCCGCGCCATTGCTCAACACATGGATGCACACATCAATGAATGCATCACCGGCAAGTATGATCACATGGGCGAGTCCATTATATACGGCGACACAGATTCATGTTATTTTAGTGCATGGCCGGTGTTAAAGTCCGAAGTTGAAGCAGGACGCATGGAATGGAGCAAAGAAACTTGTATTGCACTGTATGATTCAATTGCCGAGCAAGTTAATCTCAGCTTTCCAGCGTACATGGAACGAGCATTTCATTGTCCTAGAGGCGCCGGAGAACTTATCAAGGCTGGCAGAGAACTTGTGGCAGATCGTAGTTTGTTTATTACAAAGAAACGTTATGCAGTCAACATCATTGATCTTGAAGGCAAAAGATTAGATGTTGATGGTAAACCCGGCAAGACCAAGGCCATGGGTCTGGACCTAAAGCGCAGTGACACTCCTAAGGTTATTCAAGATTTTCTATTAGAAATTTTAAATAGTGTGTTGAGTGGTGTTCAACGTGGCGTTATCATTGAACGCATACGTAAATTCAAATATGAATTTGCTGAACGCCCGGGTTGGGAAAAAGGTTCGCCTAAACGTGTGAACAACTTGACCAAGTATGCCAAAGAAGAAGAACGACTGGGTCGTGCCAACATGCCGGGCCACGTCAGAGCTGCCATTAACTGGAATGCCATGCGCAAGATGAATAGCGACAATTATTCAATGCAGGTAGTAGATGGCATGAAAACCATTGTGTGCAAACTAAAGAGCAATGCACTTGGCTGGACCAGCATAGGTTATCCCACAGATGAAATGCATTTGCCACAGTGGTTTAAAGATTTGCCATTTGACGATTCAGAAATGGAAGCCACTGTGGTAGATCAAAAAATTGATAACCTATTGGGTGTACTAAACTGGGACTTGGCATCAGCTACCAATACAGAAAATACGTTCCAAAGTTTGTTTGACTGGTCATAATGAAATTTAGCGAGCTTGTTTTTTATCGCAATCAACTTGATAACTTGTCCTGCGTTGATGTTAAACTGCATGCCCGATATGCCCTTGAAAAAATTATACACACAGTTAATTCACAAACAATAATCTCGCATGATTTAGAGTCGCAGAATATTGCATTGCAAAATTCTTTTGACAATTTTGAAAATCATCTAGTAGATTTAAAAAAAGAAATTGATCAAATTATCTATGCTGAAGAATCTACTTGGCTTGAACAAAGTGAGTTACGATATCAACAATATAGTGATTGTTATCTCAATCAGTCATTTGATTCAAATGATCCATTGCTTAATGATTTTTACATTGACAACTATGGCATAAGAAGATTTGGCATAGATCCAATAAAAACAACATTTACCAAAAAACACAATACACAGTGGCTGGATGATATATTAGAGCCAGACGTAACTGTTAAAGAAATTTTGCACAATCGTATTCTTCTTCGCACTGATTGGCGCTTTTCTGCCATGGTAATTCATCCCGGAAAAGAATCTTTTATTGACTTGATAACAGCCAATGATCCTGTGTACATAGTTGATGATCACAAAGATTTGTTCCAACCTGTGTTAGATAAATTTAACCCAGTGTATCAGCGTAGACTGCGTCCTTATGTGATAAACAAAACGTTAGACAAATTGCCCAGTGATCAAATTGCATTATGTGTGGCTTACAATTATTTTAATTACAAACCATTGTCAGTGATCAAGCAATATCTTGAAGAAATTTTTAAAAAATTAATGCCAGGTGGGGTATTGTGTATGACTATCAATGACTGTGATCGGCATCATGCAGTCATGCTGATTGAACATAATGTTTCTTACTATACCCCTGGACGATTGATTTTTGAATTAGCTCAATCCATTGGATACAAGTGCATATTCAAATGGCACAACAATAGTACATGGACCTGGATAGAACTACAACGACCTGGCAAAACTACCAGTATTCGCGGGGGTCAATCTTTGGCAAAAATTATCAACAAATGACTTGCAAAATCTAAATACACACTGTATAATAAACAATAGGAGAAATATACACATGAAAGACAATCTATTAGACTTAGTAGAACACACGCACGACTTGGGATGCATCGAACTAATTAAAATCACCGGGGATGCCAATGCCACAGAGGTGGTTGGTGTTGGTACTGATAATTCCGTAGTATTGGATGCCAAGTTCACAGTGCCAGAACCCAAGTTCACAGGAACTTTTGGTATGCCTAATTTGGGCAAACTCAAGATCTTGTTGAATTTAGAAGCCTACAAAGAAAATAGCAAACTAACAGTCACGCACAAAGCAACCGGAGAACCCGACGGAATTGATTTTGAAAATGCTGCAAGCGATTTCAAAAACAACTATAGGTTTATGACATCCGGAGTGGTTTCGGCACAGGTCAAGACACCAAAATTCAGAGGCGCAACCTGGCATATCACATTTGTTCCCACTGTGGTGGCCATTCAACGATTGCGTATGCAAGCACAAGCACATGCTGAAGAAACAAGTTTTCAGATCAAAGTAGAAAATGGAAATTTGGTATGTTTGTTTGGAGATCATTCAACCCATGCAGGGAATTTCATCTTTCACTCAGCAGTGACGGGCCAACTAAAGCGAGCATGGAGTTATCCTACCAAAACTGTGATGAACATTTTGAGCTTGACCGGAGACAAAACCATCAGCATCAGCGACGACGGCTGTGCTCGAATCACAGTGGATTCCGGCCTTGCTACCTATAATTATATTTTACTAGCATTGACTAAGTGATTAGATTTTTCAAAATAGAAATAATATGCAAAAAAATATTAATCCCTACAACTTAAAAACATTCAAAGCTTATTTTGAGCAGACTGAACTATGTCACCGCTTAACACAAGATTTTGATAAATTATATTATTCTCTTGCAGATAGATATAATTGCTCGCCTCGGGAACATGTAGGCACTAGACAATTTTTTGCAGTTCCTTTTTATTATTTAAAGTATCTAACAGACAGGAATCCTAAAATAATATATGATATAGGATGCGGATGGAATATATTTAAAAAATATATTCCTAATATTATTGGAATTGACCATAATATTAGTAGTGTAGCATATCATGCAGATTTGTATGGTCACGTCGATGACGAATATATTCAGCAACATCAGAATTTTTTTGAATCTGCGTTTGCAATATGTTCTTTACATTTTCATCCACTATCGGATTTGCGTAAAGTTGTTTTAGATTTTATTTCTATGTTATCACCGGGTGGCTGTGGATTTTTAGCACTTAATCTACAACGCATGATCGACCGCGATCCACGATTTGATAATGATTCTTTGCCTAATTTTGATTTTGAAACAGAGATAAGGACTCAATTGGAAAATATTCCTGCTACTTATCTTGTTTTTGATGTAAATTTATCCAATGGATATGATGACTCAATGGATGGAAATATAAGACTAGTATGCCACAAGACAATTTAACTGCCAAGCAAAACGACTATGCAGTATTCCTGCCAGCCATCAGTGGATTCTATGCCACGTTTGTAGGCAAACAACGTGTAGGACCTTATGTGGATCCTGCACGTATGCCTGTGGGTATTCAAGATATGGAACAGATGAATTGGCTCAACAGCCAACAGGCCTTGTTTCCATACCGCTGGAGTTTGTATTCCGGTGGACATGCTAACCTAGATCTTACCAAAACAGATCCAAGTGAAGATATGGTACGTGCAAGAGAAGCAGGCACACTGATGCTGGGCGACTCTGGAGGATTCCAGATCGCTAAAGGGCTGTGGCCAGGTGAATGGCGCGATCCTGGCAGCGCAGAAGTCAAACAAAAAATTGCCAACCTAACTGCACAAGGTACCAGCACCACTGTGACCGACAAAGGCAAAACTGTAACTGTAAATCCCTTAGCAGATTATTTGAAATTAATAGATGCTGCTCAGAAAAAACGTGAAACTGTGCTGAAATGGCTAGATGGCATTTGTGATTATGGAATGACATTGGATATTCCAACTTGGGTGATTCACGATAAGAAAGCAGCCGCGGCATGTGGCATCAGCACACTGACCGAAGCTGTTGCGGCCACCAAGTTCAACAACGAATACTGGATGAAGAATCGCAAAGGTGTCAAAAATGGTGGCATGAAGATTCTTAATGTATTGCAGGGCGCCAATCATGACGATGCTGAACGGTGGTATCAAGATATGAAACAGTATTGCGATCCTGCCATCTACCCAGATACACATTTCAACGGTTGGAGCATGGGCGGACAGAACATGTGTGATGTGCATTTGGTACTGAAACGTTTGGTAGCTCTGCGTCACGATAACCTGTTGCAAGAAGGCGTTCATGATTGGATGCACTTCTTGGGCACAAGTAAACTTGAGTGGGCAGTGTTGCTCACAGACATTCAACGTGCAGTTCGCAAGTATGTTAACCCACGCTTTACTATCAGCTTTGATTGTGCAAGTCCGTTCCTGGCCACTGCCAATGGACAAGTGTATCATCATATTGATTTGCCACACAACGAAAAGTGGTGCTATAGAATGAGTCCTATTGTGGACGACAAGAAGTATTCCGCAGACACAAGACCATTTGGTCAAGCAGTCATTGCTGATGGCCTAATTGATCACTTTGATGAATCGCCTATCAGTTTACAATTGCAAATGAAAGATGTTTGTATATACAAGCCAGGAGATCTAAACAAGATTGGCAAAGAAGGCAACACAAGTTGGGACAGTTTTAGCTATGCCTTGCTCATGGGACACAATGTATGGACACATATCGAAGCAGTGCAACGTGCCAATCGTGAATATGACAGCGGCAAGTGGCCGGCCATGATGTGGAATCGAGGAACCAAAGGTCGCACCGGTGACCATGCCATGTTCAAAGATATTGTGGATGCTATCTTTGCCACTGCTGACCGTGGTGAAGCTGAAGCTATAATTGAGCACTATGATCGGTACTGGATGGACATCATCGGCACTCGAGGATTCAAAGGTGACAAAGCCAAAAATCCTCACAGCCAATTTAATAGGTTGTTTAGTTATGATGAAGATGAGGTTGACCAAGACCCCGATGATAGTGTACAATTAGATGCAACTGCACTTGATCAACTTGAACAGGAACAACGGCAATGAACAGAGAAGGTCACGAAAACGTCCAATTCTTTTTTGGGGAAGAAGTAGAACATACTCCGGCTTTTGGAAAACAAACACTATTTGTAGTTGGCTTGCAACCTGTGAATGAAATTGCATACCAGTTTGATCGAAATCCACGCGGAGTAGAACATATCTATTTTGGTGCCAATATGAGTTTCCCATCTAGCATACGCACTAACGATGCTGTGTTTTGGAAGCCATGGGTGAACATGATTACGCCGTTCCTGACCAAGGGATATCTGTGTACATTGGATATTCCAGTTGGCTGTGTAGAAGGACTGTTAGAAGGTGGCCTGTGCGAGCACAGTAACTTTATTCCAATGATTTCTGTAAAACTTCCTTACATTCGCCAACTTGGCTATAATGCCACACTCAAACTAGACGACCGAGACTTTGCGGCAACCAACCCTGGAGTATGGTGCCATAATCTACATGAATTGCAAGATAGAGCTCGGTTCACGGACTGGACTCGATACACCAAAGACACAACTGTATGAAAATTGGATTGAGTTATAGTCGATGTGTGCGAGACATTGTCAACGGCACAGTGGACATTTCAGATGTGCTGTTGATCATTGCTCGTACAGATTTTGATCCGCACGATGACGAGCAGTGGAAGGGCATTTGGCAAGGCTACGGTGGTGGGCAGACTTTTGGAAGTCCGTTTAGTAGTCCAGAATGGATTGACCATCCTGCCGAAGACGAAGATCGATTTCGTAGCGTAAGTATGATGCTTTACGATGATGGTAAGTTGCATCAGCCTCGACGGTTTGGGGCACATCCTCAACGCATGCCTTATTATTGGCTAGAAACTGCACTGCCCAACAACGAATTAGACAGATTTCCTGCAGTCAAGCTTGCTTGGGATCAGTTTCAAACAGTGGCCGGACTTGCCGGTGTTAAATTAGACAAGGCTGCACAATGAAATGGCTTAAACAGAGATTAAGACACTGGATACTCTATAACAACGAAGATTGTATTCCATCTGATCGATTAGAAATTCGTACAAGTGACTCACGTTTGAGAAGTCAAGGGTTTGGACTACAGGTGTACAAAGCATCTGGTGGCATTGTAATTGAGACCAGAGCATATGACGAACGCAAGGATAGAAATAATCTAGGGCTATATGTAATCACAGAAGACCAAGATGTTGGTTACGAAATTGGTAAAATTATCACATATGAGAATTTAAAACTATAGACTACAAATGAAATATCCATTTAAACCCTTGTGCGATGAGCTTATGGTGCAACAACAGATTGCCAACAGTTGGGAACACATGGTGGGTGTGATCATGTTGAATCAGACCAGTAGAAAGCCTGTAAAAACCACACTGCCGGAATTCTTGTACTGGTTTCCCACGCCACATGCACTTCTTCGTGCCAACGAGGCTTTTGTCAAAGGCATTTTGGAACCATTAGGCATGAAAAATATTCGTTATCAGAGATTGATCCGTATGAGTCAAGACTACTTGACTTGGGATGGCAATGATGCTACTATGCTGTATGGCATAGGAAAATACGGCAGCGACAGTTACGAAATATTTTTCAAACAGAACTACACAGTCAACCCCACAGACAAAGAATTAAAAAGATATTTACAACAGGAAACAGTATGAACTTAGAACAAAGAGAAACCATCAACAGAATCAGTTCTGCGGCACAAAGAAAAATTTGGGTCACATTCCAAAAGGAAGGCATTCATTGCTATCCAGCAGCTGCTACAGATCCTGCATTGGCCACAGGAGACGAATATGATGTTTCGTTCCTCGGTACTCCGCATAGACACATCTTCCACTTTAAAGTTTGGATAGATGTGTTTCATAATGATCGAGACATTGAATTTATTCAGTTCAAACGCTGGTTGGAAAATCTCTACAAAGATGCTATACTAGCATTAGACTACAAAAGTTGTGAGATGATTGCAGATGACCTATATATACAAATAGCCAGCAGATATCCCAATCGTGCTGTGTGGATCGAAGTGTCCGAAGATGGTGAGAACGGATGCTTGATCAAATATGAACTTTCTCGCCCTAATCTTAACATTACTATTTAAATTGCTTAAATTTCACAAGCTACTGCCGTCTGATCCTAGTCAATATTTCTGTATTGCACCATTTCAGAGTATGAGGCAAAACGCATATGGACGTAACAGTCCGTGTGCGTTTGGTGCTGGCGAATGGCATCACGGTCACTTAACTCCGGCAGAGCGTTGGGATAGTCTAGAGCTTAATAATCTTAGACAGGCCTTTGTCAATGGCGAGAAACCAGCTGAATGCCATCGTTGTTGGGCCGAAGAAGATGCTGGTAAAGTTAGTTTGCGTCAACGACAATACGAATACTTTCCAAACGATTATAAAGATTTTATATTGACTGGACAGTGGGAACACGGTCCAAAAACTGCAGTGTTTAAAACCAGTAATGTTTGCAATCTGGCTTGTCGTAGTTGCGGAGGTTGGGATACCAACACTTATACTCGAGAAGGTCAGGAATATGTTAACATCTATAATACAACAGTAGACGGAAAACCCCATAATAGATTCATTCCAATTTTGCCGCCCAAGCACATGGATTTTATGCAGTACCGTGATATTGCTAACAATTTAGAAAAAATAGATTTTTTCGGTGGCGAGCCATTTTTAAATATCACACAACTAGATCTATTAGAATATCTTGTTGAGCAGGGTTTAAGTAAAAAGATTACTTTATTCTACAGTACCAATTGTACTAATATGGCTACATCAAGATTAAAACGTGTCTGGAGCAAGTTCAAGCGCATTGAGATATCAATGAGTATTGATGGCATTGGTGATCAGTTTGAATACTTACGTTGGCCAGGACAATGGAACACTGCCAAGGATGTTATGCAAGATATGCTAGATTTACAAAATCAGATTGATGCAGAAGTATACACCATGGCCAGTACCACTATCAGCAATATGAATGTATACTACACCGATCAAACATACACTTGGCTAAAAGAACAAATTGGCAATGTCTACATCAACATGGTAAATTCCCCTAGCTATTTGTCTTTACATATAATGCCAGATAATGTAAAATCAAGTATAAGAAGCTTTGTCAAGAACCCGGAAGTGCTAGGGTATATTGACATACAATTGTCAAACCCACTATCATGGAAGCAATTTATTATTTGGATGAAAAGACAAGATATATACCGTAACCAAGATTTCTCAACTGTCTTTCCAGAATTTTTTGACATTGTCAACGATGACTGGAACTCAATAACTGATTTATCAGAACAAAACTTTTATCAACTATAATCAAAAGGATAATCATACTATGGCCAAATTTGACATCAAACCAAACCCACGTGTTCAACCAATTTTTGAAGATCTCGAACGGTTTTTGGAATTTTGCCAAGACTACGGATATCGTTACAACGAGAGCGATCTTTACAACTTCAAAAGCTATGCCTGGCAACAGTTTAACAAATGGCATCAAGGCAAAAATGCCAAGAACATGTGGAGTGAGGACGGTCGTAGATTTGCAGGATATCGTTCTGCATGATCCATGTGTTCTTTGATTGCGGGTCTTTTGGTAGTACCATAGAATCAGTGCTACACAATTACACCGATCATAGTGTACCAATTGACTCTAAAATCTTAGATGATGGGTCTATGCATTCGTTTGTTAAAGAACAACATGTGACAAATGTCAATATCTTGGATCATTTCCTTAAACATGATACGCCTAATAGTAATGCCATTACTACGCCAACGTATCCGTTTAAGGAATTTAAACTTCCTACGATACTCGAGCATTTTTCATTGATCAAGTCCTGGCCAACAGATACGAAAATCCTAGTATTCCAACCAGACCTCAGAGCATGTGAACTAAACTTGTTGTTTAAGTATCACAAGGTCTGCATCAGTTACATGAATACCGGACTTGATATTATCGTTGGTGACAATCAACACAACATTGTGAATTGGAATCAAGACTACACTCATTGGTCGCAGATGAAAACCTGGGAACTAAGAGAATGGCTGAGTCTATTTTACACAGGGTTTGTGCAGGAGTTCATTGATGCTCAACATCAGGTACCCGATGATTGGTTAAAACTTACCAATACCAATATCTTGTACAATACCAAAGAATCGTTGCTCAAAATAATACATCACTGTGAGTTAACCAACACCAAAGATCTTACCGAGTTTGTAACTGAATGGCAACAGGCACAGAAATACATTGTGGACGAGTTTGAATTGTTAGACCAGATTATTGATTGTGCCATTACCAATCAACCATTGGAGTGGCAACCTATCAACATCATAGCAGAAGCCATTGTGCAACAACGACTGAGAGCAAACGGTTATGAGATTCGGTGTGATGGGCTTGACAAATTCCCAACTGATGCTATAATGTTCAATAAACTACTAGAGAAAGTACCCCAATGAGAAAACTATACTACATGGGCTTGGAAAGTTACGAAGCCCGTTACACCCTACAACTGACAGAATGGAACCGACGTGTGTTTGACCGCAGAGGTCTTGACGTTGTGTACGTTCCGGGTACAACTATTGACAATAGTCAAGCTATTTCGGTAGGACAGGTGCTGGACGCACATGGACGCAGTTATTTTGGCATGAGCCAAATGATGAACCTGGTTCAGTTAATGAAAAACGGAGAGGTCACATATGAAGATGTTATCTACTTTGAAGACATGTTTCAACCCGGAATTGAGTCCCTTCCTTACATATTTGATCAGATCCCTGCTGATCAGCGGCCTCGTGTGTACGTGCGCTGTCTTGCTCAGTCCATTGATCCTGATGACTTCGTACATGTATGGGGTATGGCAAAATGGATGGGACTCTACGAACAAATGGTTAATGAGTTTGTGGACGGAGTTCTTGCCACCAACGAAGAGATGGTTGCTCATATGCGTATTGCCGGCTGGAGTGCTTCTATATACAATATCAGTGGGTTGGCATTTGGCAAAGAGGAAGTTCTAGAACGCATTGGCGGTGCAGATAATGTACAACCATTTAACAATCGTACACAACGTGTGGGATTTGCTGCAAGGTTTGATCAAGAAAAGCAACCTGACTTTTATATGGACTTGATTGAGATGTGGCATGCGCAAGGTCCGTATCCTGTAGAATTTGCTATATTCTCCGGTGGGCCATTGCGTAGCAACAATCGAAAATTTATAGATCGTGCAGATGATTTGGCCCGTCAAGGCAAGTTAAAAATTTACGATAATCTAAGCAAGAACGATTACTATGCTCTCCTTAACGATACTCGTGTGTTGTTTAACTGTGCTTTACAAGACTGGGTCTCCAACACTGTTAGCGAAGCAGATACCCTTGGAGCCAATGTACTATATCCTGCTTACCGCAGTTTTCCTGAGACTTTTGCAAATGACCCTAACAGGCTCTACATTCCTTGGAGCATAGATGATGCTTATACGAAACTGCATAATTTACTAGAACGCCCACATCATAATATGGGTTTGATTTCAGACTGGAATGACGGCACAATTGATCGGGTAGTCGATATCTTACAAGGCAACGGTGAGCAGTGGAATCGTAGTGGTAACAGATATAGAGATCATGTGCCGCATGAAAAATATCAAGTGGTAAAGGTTGAACAATGATTATAGTAACAGGTGCGTCAGGATTTATCGGCGGAGTAATGTCATTGAAATTAAAAGATGCAGGATATTCAGTTATCGGAATTGATCGCCGTCCGTGCCCAGATCATTTAAAATTTTGTTTTGATCAATTCATTGAGTCAGATTTTGTTGATGTTTTAGAATTCATTGGCAATTCCGATGCCGATATCGTAATCCATTGTGCCGGTAGTAGTTTGGTTGGTCCTAGTGTGACCGACCCTAAAGAATACTATAATAATAACATAGTTAAAACATTGGCATTATTAGACATCATGGTAAAGCATGCACCTGACACTAGACTTATGTTTAGTTCAAGTGCAGCAGTATACGGCATACCTATTATGACACCTTGCAGTGAAGTTGATCCGTGCGAACCTATTAGCCCCTATGGTGAAACTAAACTGGCAATTGAATGGATATTGAAAGCATATAATCGGGCGTATAATTTAGATTACATAGCGTTTCGTTATTTCAATGCAGCCGGCGCAGATACACTAGGACGGCACGGTCAAGAACCAGGTGCTACTCATATTATTGCTCGTGCATTGGAAAGCATTAAAAATAAAACAGATTTTACTTTGTATGGAAACAATTATGAAACTCCTGACGGAACTTGTATTCGTGATTATGTTCACGTTGATGACATAGCATCAGCCCATATTGCGGCGTTTGATAGAAAAATACCAGCTGGAGTTTATAATATTGGCACTGATAGAGGTATTAGTAATTTAGAAATACTAAATGAAATTACAACTGTAACTGGTATTGAATTTCCTATAGTTTTTAAAGATAAAAGACCCGGAGATCCTGCAATATTAGTAAGTGAGGCCGATAAATTCCAAAAGACAACAGGATGGCAATCTAAACACACACTTACAGATATTATTAGTCATGCATGGAAATGGTATAATTTATGAATCCAAATCTATCAAATAATCAGGTGTTTGCACAATTATTAAGTATACTGCCAGGAGAACATAAAAGATGTATTCCAATAGGTAGTCAGTTTCCTGATGATATTTTAAAAACACTGGATAAAATCACAGGCCCTGTTGACACTGTACTACTAACCAACGGAGATGTTTGGAGATATGTTGATACAACAGAAAAAATATTTAATCACCCTAATTTAAAAAATAAAAATATTTTTTTACAAACGTTGGGATACACCAACACTAAATTTGATGCTAGATGTTGGGAAATATCGTATCCATTATATTATTGGAGGATGCAAAAAACATTGAATCCGTTTACTAATAAGTCCAGCGGCCTGACATATGGATTTAGCTGCTTAAACAACACTGACAATATTCACAGAACATTATTAGGGTATAATTTATATAAAAATAATTTATTAAATGATATTATTTTTTCACAGAATATTATAGGCGACAGCTATGCAATTACTCGAGTTGAGCAAGATGCAAAAATCTTAAATCTTGAACATTTTGAAAAATATAAAAGTTTATTGCCTATTCGATACATCGAGCCGCCTGACTCGGCGTCAGATGTAAATTTTGCTAACAACAATTTAATTAGTCATGATGCCTACACCAAGGCCTATTGTAATATTGTAACTGAATCTGAATGTGAAGAATATCCATACAGTAGAAACATAAGTATAAATGTCAATACAGAAAAAAGTTATAAACCATTCCTGGCTGGGCAGGTCCCCATCATGCTGGCGCCTCGTGGACATATTGACTATCTCAAAGGATTAGGGTTTGAGATGATGGAGGATTTACTACCAATGGGCTTTGATCAAATGCCAGTGCTGCAAAAGATTGAAAATATTATCACCACAGTGGCCAAGGGTAAAGATTTCATTGAAAATTTTTATTTTAATCATTTAAGAGAAATTAAACACAACTATGAACTTATTAATAGTACCAAAGTTGAAGAACTGGTATATAAAAGAATTAAAGATATAATTTGAAAAATATAAATGAGCTTTGATAAAATACTAAAATTTGAACAATCGTTGTCTGAGTTTACCGGCGCACCTTATGCAATCATGACGGATTGTTGCACCCATGCAATTGAGCTATGCCTGCGCTATGACCAAGTCAAGGAGTGTGAGTTAACTCCCTACACTTATTTAAGTATTCCTATGACCATGCATAAACTGGGCATCAACTACACTTATCAAGATCACGAATGGCAACGCTGGGTTGGTGAATATCCCATTGTGGGCACACGTATTTGGGACAGTGCTCGAAGGTTGCAACACAACATGTATCGTCCCGGAACCATGCAATGTCTAAGTTTTGGACACGGAAAACCTTTACATATAGGCCGCGGTGGTGCTATACTGTTAGATGATGAAAAGGCTTATAACACTATTCTGCAACAAAGATATGACGGCAGAAACTTGACAGTTAGTCCCTGGGAAACCCAAAAGACTTTTAGAGTTGGCTATCATTACAAACCTACTATCGAAGAAGCGGAACAGGGACTGGCTTCATTAGAAGTTCTAAAAGAGCTGCAACCAGAACCTAAATTTGTTGCTTATCCAGATTTGCGAAATATTGTCATAATACCTTAAGCAAAAATCATGCTATCTAAAATTCATATTGACATCGACTTTGGCATTTTTATAAATGCAGATTATACCACTCACTCTGGTAGTTGTATTAAACATCAAGTTTACGAACTCACTGATGTACACAAAGAGTATGGCGGGTTTCCTAAATCATACTGCTTAGAAAATACACTAATACACCAACTTTGGTGGAGTCCGGAGCAAATTGATTACAACTCTATTGGAGAAAAACTTGGCATTGAAGTAGTTACAGTGAGTACAATTTTACAACCTCCTGGCTGCGTAGTTCCGTTGCATAGAGATACGTTTTATCAAATTAATAAAAAATATCCAGATCGAAAAGAGCGTAAAGTTAGGGCAAACATATATCTTGAAGATTATAAATTAGGCCATTTGATTCAATATCAATCTGATTCTGGGTACAGTACCGATGTTGACTGGAAAGCAGGTGATGGATTTATTTGGGATAACGAAGTACTGCATTTAAGTGCAAACGCAGGTATGCAAGACAAATATACATTACAGGTATCTGGATTTTTAAAGTCTTGACTTTTAGATCTAAATACATTACAATTAACAAATGCCATCCACGGCTATAACTCGGAGAACAATAATTGACAAAAGAATTCACACCAGATTCAGTATTCCATTCAGATACAGATAACAAATTTGTACCAGACAAATTCGAACCTCTAGGTAAAGAGGTGTACGTTAAAACAGAAACAGGCCTAGATGCCATGGCCGGAGATGGCGGCTATGAAGAATCATACCTGGGCAATGCCATTCGCTTTAAAATGCAACGTGATAAAAAACGTTTCTGGGCAGGTGATAACATCAGCGATTATGTTAGCGAAGCCGACAAAGATGTCCTAATCAACGAAGCCGCAGAAGCATTTGAACTAGTGCTGGATCGATTGCTCATTGATCGCGAAACCGATCCCAACTCAAAAGGCACAGCCAAGCGATTGGCCAAAATGTATTTTAACGAAATAATGGCAGGAAGATATGAACCAGCACCCGACGCAACAGCATTTCCAAACGACAGCGAAGACCGATACACCGGAATGCTTGTGGTACGTAGTGAGCTTCGCAGTATGTGCAGTCATCACCACCAACCTGTCAGTGGCGTTGCTTATATCGGGATTCTTGCCGCTCAAAAGCTCATTGGCCTTAGCAAGTACACTCGTATTGCTCAGTGGTGTGCTCGTCGTGGCACACTACAGGAAGAACTGTGTAACGACATTGCAAGAGAAATTGAAAAGGCCACAGGTGCAACAGACCTAGGTGTTTATATTCAAGCAGTACATGGATGTTGCGAAAACCGCGGCATCATGGCACACAGCAGTTTGACTCAAACTACAGTGCTAAAAGGTGCATTTAATACTGATCAAAGTACCAAAAAAGAGTTCTTTGATAATATCAAACTGCAACAAGAGTTTGCACCTAGATAATTTGGTTGACTTAAAAATAACTCTATTGTATAATAGAGTATCATAACTTTAATTGGGAGATTCCGTGAAAAAACTCATATTGGCCACTGTGGTGCTACATTCTGCACTGTGCGCGGCTCAAACAACCACCGCTTACAACAGTCCGTATCTAGGCACACCTAGTACAGTATTCAGCACTGATCCCAATGCTTGGTCTCTTTTGCCACAGGCAAAAAACAATAGCAATTTGCTTGTTGGTGCCAACTATGCCTGGAGCCGTGGATGGACTGGCAAGGGCAGTACCATATTGATCATGGACACAGGTATTGATCTCAAAAGTCCGCAGTTTAGTGCGCCTGGAAAAATTGTAGCCACACTGGACCTGTCTGGCAAAGGCATACAAGATCGCCATGGTCACGGATCAAATGTAGCAGGTATTGCAGCAGGAGCAATGACTGCCACTGGTGTTATGGGAGTGGCATTTGATGCCAATTTGGCCATTGCCAAACTCAGTGACAATGCTAATGTAACCAGCGGCAATGCCATCCGTGCTCTGAAATGGGCCAACACTGTGAATTCCAATATTGTGGTGGCCAATTTCAGTGCCAACACCGGTTATTCTTCTGCGTACACTGCCAGCGTGACCAAGATAGCACCCGGAATATACAAGAGCAGTGATAAAAATTACGGCGGAGCAGCCTATTATAATTTAGAATCACCGCAAGCATGGGCATCTGTACTAAGTCCTAAAATGGTGCTAACAGTCAGTGCAGGCAACCAAGGACGGCCCTATGTACAAAACCCGGCCACATTTGCCAATGCTACCAACGCCAATGGCAGTCTAGTGCTGAATGGCCAGATGCTGGTGGTGGGCAATTGGAATTCAGGATTACAGAAAGTCGAAGGAAACACTGCCGGAACTGTGTGTAAAAATGTTGTAGCAGATGTGTGCAAAGACTTGTACAAAACATCTGATTTTTACATTCTTGCACCAGGTTCAGCAGTCAATGGCCCGGTGCCCACTTCGGTGAGCAAAACCGGATATAAAACCCTGTCTGGCTCAAGTCAAGCTGCACCAGCAGTGGCAGGTGCAGTGGCAATTATTAGTCAGTTATGGCCCTACATGACTGCCAGCAATCAGGTGCAGTTGTTGTTAAAAACTGCCAACAAAAATTTACCCAACTATGATCCAAATATCATGGGGCAAGGCCTGCTGGATCTGGATCGAGCTACAAAACCACTAGGTAACCTTGCAATTTCAATGACCGGACGCACTGGAACTACCATGCCGCTTGCAGGTGGTATTGCAGTGAGCAATGTGTCAACTGCCGCAGTTGCCAAATTGAGTTCGGTCAGTGTGGTAGACAGTATGCAACGTGATTTCACAGTGAATTTGGCACCAGCAGTCAGCGCCAACACTATGATGCAAAATCCCATAATGATCAATGCTGATCCTGGATCAAACTGGAGTGGTAGATGGACTGGCCTAACTGCAGGGCAGAATTTGCAAATGCCTATTTTGGCAACGCAGTCCGGCACCGACAGCACAGTTACTGTGGACAGTCGAATGTTTGAACCTGATGCAAAATGGGCCAATCAACTGACCTTGACAAATAGTCAATACAATCCTTTTGTGAACTTATCTGGCATGTTTGGTCAAACTAATTCGGCAACCACTGTGGAATACAGTCGACTATATCGGGCAGGTGATAAAGAAGGACGTCATACACTGCCACAAGGTTGGTGGGCTCAAGGCGGTATCATGACCACCGTGATCAATTATAACACTGCAATGGTAACCAACATAACACCAATTGTGGCAGTGCATGGCATGGCCGGCTACCAATTGAATGATTGGAATTTGTTTGCTGGGGTCAAACCCGTAGTGGCACATGGCCAAGTTACTCTGACTGCTCCTTCCAGTGTGGATGCTGACGGAAATATGAACTACAGTGAAATTCAAAATAAATTAACTGGCAAAACACCAATTGCCTATGCAGGTATAAAATATCAGCACAATTTTAAAGATGGTCAAATTGTGGGCGTTAGATCTGCAGTTGCAACAGATGGTAGTCGCAACGTAAAAGCTTATTATTCCTGGGTGTTTTGATATGAAGTACAACACATTAGAACAAGCACAACAAGCAGGTGTGGCACCGTGGGATGATGTTGTAAAAGAAGATTTCCATGTTGTGGTATTTCGTGATCGTTATCCAGTGACTGTTGGCCATTTGTTGTTTGTTCCAACACATAACACACCTGATGTAATCACTGAGGCATTCGGCGATGCTCTTAAAGAAGGAGAGCGCATGGTCACTGCAGGTGAATGTGATGCATTTAACATAGGTGTTAACATGGGAGAGGCTGCCGGACAAACAGTGATGTATCCACATGTGCATTTAATTCCTCGCCGGGTTGGTGACTGTGCTGACCCAGTTGGCGGCGTTCGAGGTGTGATATTTGGCCAGGCAAATTACAAGAAAGCCGACTATCAGAATCCGGTATAAGTAATTGTACCAGCAGCCTTTGGCTTTCATCCTGGTATACAAACTTCGCCATCTATGCGGAACTTAAAATAGTAGAAAAAACATGAATGACGTGTCTCTGACAAATAAAACAGCGATTAATTTTTTAAAAATGATCAACGATAAGTGGCGAAATCAGTTTTATTACGATGCTTTGAACAAACACGCCAAAGATAAAATAGTTTTAGACCTAGGATCCGGAACAGGTATTTTGTCTTTCTATGCATTGTCTGCAGGAGCCAAATTTGTCTATGCTATAGAACGGAATGGAAATGCAGCCGACCTTACATATAAGGTGCTTAAAAGTAAGTTTGATACGTCAAGGTTTGCTGTAATCAACTGTGATTTTTGGAAATCTGATTTAGATATAATTAAACATCCGATTGATATACTTGTTAGTGAAACTGTTGGTCCAGGCTTGTTTGATCATGGAATGCTGACTACCTGGCAATGTATAAAACCTTATCTATCGCCTAACGCTATCAGTATTCCGGATACTCTCAGTTGCGATTTATGGGTTTGGCAAAAACAATTAGACGCGGATTTTTTGACAACATTAGAACCTGAACATTTATCGGCCAAACTGTCAATGGATGCCTGTTTGGATCAAGATTTTGCCGAAGCATTGATCAGTCAGAATCCGTCAGATGTAAAACCAATGCGGTGGATAAATATAAATCACATACAGTCCGAGCCTGACTATATCTATACAGATAAAGTTACATACACAATGAACAATTTACCTGACTGGTGGTGTGGCAAAAAAACAGACCCAAAAATTTTATTTGACGTTGACGTTGATGCACCAGCATCTGTTGCAATAATTAATAAAATTTCATTTGAGTCTCAAACTCTATTCCTCAAAGATGCACTCTATATGCCGTGGAGATTTAATCCAGTATTCAATTTAGACTCTGCTGGCAAATACAATATTGGTTACAATAATTTTGATCCGACCGGCAACAGATGGGGACAAGAATGGAAGATATTATGATTCAAGCGGCCTTTGGCTTTCATCCCGCTATACAAACTCTGCCAGCCTATGCTATAATTAACATAGGAGAAACAGCATGCAATCATCAACACAACAACTAATCAACCACACGGAAGATAACTGGCCAACCACTAGACCAGTGGTTTACAAGTATACAAGTACCAAAGAGTACCACGACGCATTTCCATGTGCGTATAGACAGTGGAGGGCAGACAGTCATTGTAATCTAATTCACGGCTATTCATTTAGTATGAAGTTTTACTTTGGCACCAACGACCTAGATGTTCGCAACTGGGCGGCAGACTATGGTGGACTAAAAGAACTAAAGAAAACATTAGAAGATCAATTTGATCACACACTCATTGTGGCCGCAGATGATCCAGAAATGGCCACATACAACCTGTTGGTAGAGAAAAAGATGGCCAAAGTAGTTGTGTTACCTCGTCTAGGTTGCGAAGGACTTAGCGACATGCTGTACAAATATGTCAATGGTGTGTACATTCCAGAAATGTGGGGGCCGGGCGAAGCGGCACGTTTGTGGTGCTATCGTGTAGAAGTGAGAGAAACTCAAAGCAATATGGCATATCGTGAAGGCCATCGTGAATGGAATGAGGATCTTTTTGCGTAATATTTGGCGCAGTTGGGCAAATATTTGCCCAACCATTATATTGTCATATATAATCACAAACTGTTTTATTATAGCAGGCGTAATCAAGCACTGGAATCAATAGGTACACATGAACAATCACGAATATAAAATTTCAATATTATTGCCTACACGCGGCAGAGGTGATGCACTAGAACGAAGTGTAAAAAGCTTGTTTGAGTTGGCCACCGATCCAGGCGCCATACAACTTATGTTGGGCTTTGACAATGACGATACCGACGGTATTTCTGCTTTTGAAAAATCATTGCAACCTTGGTTAGACTCACAAGATATTAATTATATTGCTATGACGTTTGATCCAATGGGATACACTAGACTCAATGAATATGTTAATACTCTTGCATTAAACTCTGATTCCGACTGGATGATTTTTTGGAATGATGATGCGTACATGGAAACACCCGGATGGGACACAGTTATTTCTAAACACACCGGCGAATTTAAATTGTTAGCGTTTCATACTCATAATGATCACCCTTACAGCATATTTCCAATTGTTCCCAGAGAGTGGTTAGATACGCTAGGGTACCTAAGTCCACATGGGTTAAATGATGCTTGGTTGAGCCAACAAGCATTTATGCTAGACATATGGGAGCGCATACCAGTACATGTAGTACATGACCGACACGATCTTACCGGTAACAATCACGACGATACTTACAAAAACCGGGTGATGTTTGAAGGAAACCCAAAAGATCCCAGAGATTTTCATCATATGACTTGGTCCAATTTTCGTATGAGTGAAACTGAAAGATTATCAATCTGGATGGCCAAACAAGGCATGGATGTTTCTTGGTGGGAAAAGGTCAAATCGGGCAATCAAGATCCCTGGGAAAAACTACGTGACAATGATCCTAACGGTCAAATGAAGCAATATAAAATGTCTAACGGAATTAGATTATGAAAAAAATTGTATATGTCACAGGCTGTTTGGGATTCATTGGGGTGAATGTCACCCGTCAATGCCTAGCACGTGGCTGGCATGTGATTGGTGTGGACAAAGGTACCTATGCTAGCAATTTTAATTTTTTAACTGAGTTTCAAAAATACGATACATTTAAATTCATACACAAAGATATCAACGATCTTGATCGACTGTATGACTGCGACTATATCATAAACACAGCGGCTGAGACTCATGTGGATAATTCAATCATGAGCTCAGAGGTATTTCTAAGTAGCAACATTAATGGAGTACATCGGCTGTTAGAATTGATACGACAACAGCCTGTCCAAAAGCAACCAATATTGTTGCATTTTTCAACCGACGAGGTCTATGGTGACATTGATTCAGGAGCCCACACCGAAACTGATTTGTTAAAACCTAGCAATCCTTATTCGGCATCCAAGGCTGCCGCCGACATGTTGATACTGGCCTGGGCAAGAACTTATGGTATTAAATATGTAATTGTGCGTCCTACCAACAACTATGGCATTGGTCAATACGTTGAAAAACTTATACCCAAAAGCGTTAAATTTCTTGAATTAGGCAAATTAATTGATTTGCACAATCACGGTAATCCGGTACGGACCTGGTTGCATGCCACGGATACTGCTAGTGCTGTAATAGCTACCATTGATGCTGGATGTACTAATGAAATATTTAATATCAGTGGCAATACTGAAATGCCAAATCGAGAAGTGATAAAAAAAATATTATCTTATTATTATGGAGTTAATCATGATCACGACTGGGAATCTTTTGTTACTCCCAGTTCTAGACAAGGGCAAGACGTGAGGTATGCTATCGATGATAGTAAACTAAAACAACTGGGCTGGACTGCAACTGCTGATTTTGATCAAGAATTGGCCCAGGTAGTCAACCACTACAGAAATAATTTCGTATGGTAAAGAATTATTTGGTATGTGCAGTTCGCCCCATATCGGACAATTGGATGGGCAATGATAGTTCACAATTGTATTTAGACTATCAAGAAATGTATCGTCTAAGACTGGCCAGCTTTCAACACTTTGTAAAAGAACCATTTGAAACAATATTGTGGACGGATCCGGCTACCAACGGCGATACCTGTGCATATCAAAATTGGCTTGACATTAAAGAATTATGGCAGCGTGAACCTTGCAACGTATTCTGGGCTGGTGCCGACACACTTATGATTCGACCTACAGAATTGTTTTCAGATAGATTTACTGAATATCGATTGTTCAATTATACTGATCCAAAAAGTCATGGAGATTTTGCACACCATTTCAATGACGACATACAATATTATCCACACACCATGTCACCCAATGTATGGAAACTGGGTGAAGAGTGGTTGACTCAAAGAGAAACTCACCCAAATCGTAATTGGGGGTTTGACCAGCTAAGACACAATGCCATGTTCTGGAGTCAAGATATCTTAGACTCTGACAGACTACATCCAGAGATGGCCTATCAAGCAATAAAATTAAGATCCTTGTCTGACCAACTTATGATAGACATTCATAATGAGTGGAACGGTATAGATATAAATCAAGCACACATGCTACATTTTCATGGTAGCCGTGGAAGTCAATCAGTGATAACCATCATGAAAGAAATTTGCAGTCAACTTGGAATTAAATTATGAAACAGATATTGGAAGACATTAAAAAATACATTGATTCTAAACATGCAGACAAGACCTGGGTAGCTGGCCGAGACTTTGTCAACTATGCGGGTCCGTATTTTGACTCAGACGAATATGTAGCTGCCGCAGAAGCTTTGCTTAACGGCTGGCTAGTAATGGGTAATAAAAGTCTAGCATTTGAACGCCAGTTTCCTGAACAGTTTGGCAAGACTCGCGGAGTGCTGACCAATTCAGGTAGTAGTGCCAACCTGCTGATGATGACAGCAATGAAGAGCAAACGTGGCTATAACTTTCCGCAAGGCACCAAGGTGTTAATGCCCATTGCTGGATTTCCTACTACTTTAAATCCAACTATTCAAAACGGATTTACACCTGTGTTTTGCGATATTGAAATTGACACCTTGAACATTGATCTGGCTCCAGCTGAACAAATACTTGCCAACGATCCCGACATACGAATCATTACATTTGCACATGTGTTAGGCAATCCTCCCAACATGGATCAAGTGATGGAACTGGTCAATCGACACAATCTTGTGCTATTGGAAGACTGTTGCGATGGTCTGGGCACAACATACAAAGGTCAACCTTTGGGCAGTTTCGGCCTAATGGCATCATGCAGTTTTTATCCAGCACATCACATGACCATGGGCGAAGGTGGCTTTGTGGCCATGAACGACTCTCAACAAGAAGTCATTGTGCGTTCGTTGCGTGAGTGGGGTCGAGGATGCTACTGCGTTGGGCCCGATGCCAACAAGTTAAAATGTGGTACCTGTGGCAAACGTTTCAACGAGTGGATTCCTGAAATGCCCGGAGAAATATTTGATCACAAGTATGTGTATGACGAGATTGGTTACAATCTAAAACCCATTGAACTACAAGCGGCCATGGGGCTTGAACAGATTAAAAAACTGCCCGAGATACACGCTCTACGTCAGCGCAACTACAATCTGTTGTTTGCCATCTATGAAAAGTACGAAGAGTTTTTTCACTTGCCACGTGCTAGAGAACATGCAGATGTGAGTTGGTTTGCCTTTCCTCTTACCATTAGAGCAGGCGCACCGTTTACACGCAACGACATTGTGGACTACTTGGAAGAACGTTTAATCCAAACCCGTCCATACTTTGCTGGCAACATCATGCTACAGCCTGCTTACAGCCACTTGATGAATCCTGCAGATGCACGTGACAACTACCCTGTGGCCACACTCACAATGAAGAACACATTCTTCCACGGTTGCAGTCCGGTTATTACTCCAGAACAGATTGAGTACATTGGTGAGCAGGTAGACGGCTTTATGAGTTTATTCAAATGAACCGCTTAGAAAACAAAATGAGAGTGTGTGATTGGATCGCCGACTACTTGAAGTCAATTGGCGTTGAACGTGTGCACGGATTAATGGGTGGTGGTGCCAGCGGACTCAATGACGGATTCATCAAACAAGGCATGCCCTACATCTGCTATCACCACGAGCAAGGTGCAGGACATGCAGCCACAGCCGAAAGCAAGTTCTCTGGCAAACTTGCGGTAGTCAATCCTACAACAGGTTGCGCAGGTACCAACTGTGCAACATCGGTTTTAAATGCATGGCAAGACAGTGTACCTGTTTTGTTTCTGTCAGGCAATGTTAGATTGGCAACCTGTAGCGGATACATCAACAAAAAGAACAACATCAATGTTCGTAAGTATGGCATTCAAGAACACCATGTTGTTGACACCTACAAGACCATGACCAAATTGAGTTGCTTTGTTGACAATGTACAAGACGTAGCATACACAATACAATATGCAGTACACTTGGCAACAACAGGACGTCCTGGTCCTGTATGGATTGATATTCCGGGTGACATTCAAACGGCACAGATGCCTGAGAATTACAGAGAATATGTTGCCACCGCCTTGGTCGATACACTGTCAGACTACGATGGTGTAAAACAAGCTATTGCCAAAGCAGAACGGCCCGTTGTGTTGGCAGGATACGGTATTCGTCAAAGCAATACTGTTGACCAGTTTGTTAAATTTATTGAACAATATCAAATTCCATATGTCAGCACCTATGGTGCAAGAGATTATACTACTGCCAGCCATCCTCTAAGCATTGGAGCAGTTGGCATCAAAGGAAGTCGCGCTGGAAACTTTGCTATGCAAAATGCTGATTTACTTATTGTGTTGGGCAGTAGTTTAGGCGCCAGTGTTATTGGTTATGACCCTAAACAGTTTAGTCCAGACAGTTATAAGATTGTTGTCGACCTCGATATCAACGAGTTAAAGAAAGACATTGTTGAAGTTGATGAAAAATACAATGTTGATTTAGAAAAGTTTTTTAGGAGTTTGGCATGACAAGACAAGAATGGATTGAAAAATGCAATCACTGGAAATCCAAATGGCCGGTAATGCAGGAAGAATATCGTCCAGCTGAAAATGATTTTCAGTTAAACATCTATGCCATACTTGATGCGATTAATCAGCACAGTTTAGCCAATGACATTTTAATGGGCGATGCTGGCAGCATTAGCTATGCAGGTCCTGTTGCATTAAATGCCAAACACGGACAAAGATTTATTTTTAGTCCTGCACAAGCAGATATGGGGTGGGCGTTACCTGCAGCCATTGGTGTAAGTATGGCCAGTAATCAACAGGTCATCAGTATCATCGGCGATGGTAGTTTTATGAGTAACATTCAAGAATTAGCCACAGTTAAACAACACGAGTTGAATATCAAGTTTGTTATTCTCAATAACAACGGTTACCTAAGTATTAAAAATACACAGACAAAATACTTTGAAGGAAGGGTGCATGGAACCAGTGCTGAAAGTGGCCTGTGGTTTCCTAGCTTTAAAAATATTGCGGTAGCATTTGGCATGCCTTGTGTGGATATCAGAACAAAAGAAGATCTGCGTCTTCATTTCCCCAATGCCCTTAACAAAAAAGGTCCAGTCATTATAGACTGCCAATGTCTTGGCCAGCAAGAAATATTACCAGCCCAAGCATTAAAAAATGGAAAGCAAGCAGGCCTACACGATCTAACACCATTCCTGCCAGATGAAGAACTAGCACAGGAAATGATTGTTAAAATATAAAATACCATGCCAAATTCCTTATACCAAAATATTCCAGGTCTAGAAAACTCAATTGAATTCAGAGACAATTCGCCCTACGACGAATTAAAAAATCTGTGGTGGCCTCGGTACGATCGGGGCATGTGGAATTACATGCATCAGTTTCGAATACTCCCAGAATTTTTTGATCAACTAATGACACATGTCACTGGCAATGCTATTGTAGTGCAAGCCGGCGGCAACTGTGGGCAGTATGTAAGACAGTTCAGTCAACGATTTAATACTGTATACACATTTGAACCAGATCCAATAAATTTTTTGTGTTTGACTTTGAATTGCGGTGACAATGTAATAAAAACACAGGCCTGTGTAGGCAATGAAAGAAAATTTGTAAATCTAGACAGAAGGCACGATTCAGGCGCTATTCATGTAAGCGGTACGGGTAATATACCCACAGTGATCATTGATGAACTAAATTTACCAGCCTGTGATTTGATACAATTAGACATTGAAGGCTATGAACTTTTTGCGTTGCAAGGCGCACAACGTACTATTGAAAAATATCATCCTCTACTTATGATAGAATGGTACGAGCCCTGGGCCCAAAGATACGGCACAAATAAAACCATGCTTGACAATTTTTTAAACAGTGTAGGATACAGTAAAATTTTAAGTCACAAATCTGATATCGTTTACAAATATCAACCATGAAAACAGCACTGATTACCGGAGCCAATGGATTCATTGGTCACTACTTGGTAGAAGAATTTTTAAAAGATCACCGTGTGATCTGTGTGGTACGACCTGGCTCAACCAATATGGAACGGATCAATCACATGCTGGATCGTGTTACTGTAATCGAGCACGACATTAAAAATTCTTGTAAACACTTGCCAGCGGCAGATATTATATTACATGCTGGCGCCAATCCTAGTTCGGCTGACAGCTTGAGTGATCCCACAGCATCTGTCATGGACAATGTGCTGGGCACACTGAACTTGTTGGAACATGCTAGACACACAGGCGTTGAAAGATTTGTGTATTACAGCAGTGCCGAAGTATTTGGACCTATACCCATTGGTCAAGACAGTCAGCCCAACGATGCCTACAACAGTAATAGTCCCTATGCGGCTGGCAAAGCAGCCGGTGAAGAACTGTGCATGGCCTATGCCAATTCATTCAATGTCCCTGCAAGTATCATACACATCAACAATACCTTTGGTCCACGCTGCCAGAGCAATCGTTTGCCCGTGATCATCATACGCAAATTACTCAATAATGAAACTTTAGACATACATGTGGGGCCCGATGAGTTGATTGGTGGACGTCGTTGGTTTTATGCTGGAGATGTTGCTGGTCATACTCGATTTATATTAAAGATGCAATCCGCTCGTTGTGAAAAATGGAACAGTGCCGGTGATAGGTTTATCAACAATCTTGAGTTTGCCCAACACATTGCTCAAATAATGGACTGTGAATTATCTTATCGGTTAGTTCCAGTTGATCGCCCCGGGCATGACTTGTGTTTTAGTGTTGATCCTAGAAAATTATATGAACTAGGATGGCATGCGTCCGACTCCTATGAAGAACGATTAACCGAAACCGTCAATTGGTATAATAACAATCCTGAATGGCTTGTACGATAATTGACAACACCCAATTAATATTGTATACTAGCATATGAAGAAAATCTATTACTCTTGCCAAGATGGCAACACACAATATTCTTTTAAAAGTATTCCAATCAAGGTCATATTATGAAAATAAAAGTAAGCGAACTATTTTACAGTTTACAAGGCGAAGGTCGTTTTGTAGGTGTTCCAAGTGTGTTTTTGAGAACATTTGGGTGTAACTTTACCTGTGCAGGGTTTGGTTGTGCACCAGGAAAAAAATCCTCAGGCGCAGATGAAATTGCCCAAGTGGTGCATTTATACAATCGCTTTGAAGATTTACCATTGGTAGAAACAGGATGCGATAGTTATGCGTCATGGCATCCAGATTTTAAACATCTGAGCCCAAGTTATACCACAAATCAAATTGTGGATCAAATGACTGCACTAACACCAAATAAACAATGGACACAGAAAAATGGCAACGATGTTCATCTGGTTATCACTGGTGGAGAACCACTGTTAGGATGGCAACGAGCATATGGCGAATTATTGGATCATCCCAAAATGGCAGATCTTCGGAACATCACTTTTGAAACAAATGGCACCCAACCTTTACAAAAAGAATTTAAAGATTATCTTGGTCACTGGCGTACCGAGAACAAAGAAATTACATTCAGTGTCAGTGCCAAACTTTCAGCCAGCGGCGAGAGTTGGGAAGACGCTATCAAGCCAGATGTTGTGGCCAACTATCAAGAAGTTGGTACTGTTTATCTTAAATTTGTTGTGGAAACAGACACACACATTGAAGAAGCTGTCAAAGCAACACAAGAATTCAGAGCAGCTGGTTTCAACGGTGTGGTTTATCTAATGCCCCAAGGTGGTGTTGTTGAACCGTACAATAAAAACCGACAACGAATAGCTGATATTTGTTGTGAACAGGGCTGGAACTACAGCCCTAGATTACATGTAGACTTATGGGGTAACGGATGGGGCAAGTAAAAAATCAAATTGTACACTGGATCAAAGAATATGCCGAAACAGCCGGTATGAAAAGTTTGGTAGTAGGCATATCGGGCGGTATTGATTCAGCAGTGGTCAGTGCGTTGTGTGCTAGCACTGGTATTCATACAGTGGCAGTTTCTATGCCCATTAGGCAACGACCTGAACTGCATGATTTAAGTATGCGGCAAGGTGCTTGGTTGGCCCAAAACTTTGATAATGTGCGTCATGAAATTATCAATTTGACCGCGGTGTTTGATGAATTTGAAACACGTATGAATACCTACAACAATGTGTTGGGATTTGCCAACAGTCGTAGTCGATTGCGCATGGTCACGCTGTATCAAATTGCACAAAGCACACAGGGATTGGTGGTAGGCACAGGAAACAAAGTTGAAGACTTTGGTGTTGGATTTTATACCAAATACGGCGATGGTGGTGTAGACATCAGTCCCATTGGGGATTTATATAAATCTGAAGTATGGGCATTGGGTCGAGAATTGGGTATCATTGAAGATATTATCAACGCAGCGCCCACAGATGGATTATGGGACGATGGTCGGACCGACGAGGATCAACTGGGCGGATTGACCTACAAAGATTTAGAACTTGCAATGCAACAAGACCAAGGCGAAGTGTTGGTAAAAGGCAGTACAGAATTACACAATTTACAGACTTATCAGGCCATACGTGCAAAAAGTCTACACAAGATGAATCCAATTCCTGTATTTAAAAAATGATCAATTCAAATTTTGGCTTTACTCCATTGAAGGAAGTATGGTTAGGAGATTGCTATCCTGCTGGCTGGTACGATCATTTGCCAAATGAAATTGCTGATCCATTTAGACAAATAACAGAATGGACCAAACAAGACACTGGAAAATTACAAAAATTTTTAGAGGATAAAGGAGTAGTAGTTAAGCGTCCGGTATTTGATTCAATTGATAGCTATCTTGATAACAATGATAATTTAGTAAAACCTCCTATATGTCCTAGAGATCACTATTTGGTGCTTGATAAAACATTATATAGTCTGCATAATAAATTAGAAAAAGATCCATGGCAGCACATTATGGATGAATACAAGAATTTAGGATACGATGTGCAACCATCAACGCAACAACAGCCAATAAATTACATTAACCCACCATCGTTGGTTCGTATGGGGCAGGATTTGTACTTAGACATTCACACTCATTCGGATGTCTGGAGGGATTCATGCGAATGGATGGTTAATACCGCTAGAAATTACCGTGTTAATATTTCTGAGACCTACGGGCACAGTGATGCAGTATTTTGTCCAGTGGCGCCCGGTGTGTTAGTATCAAGTCATTACAAAACAAATTATGATCAAAGTTTTCCAGGATGGGAGGTATTTCAAATTCCTAAAAATTTAAATAATGCCACTTTTGACATGCAACAATGGAACACATCAAGCGATACTATTAACAACAATAAATCGTTTGCTAATCATGTGCTAACTCTTGCTAGTGATTGGGTAGGTGATTTTAGAGAAACAGTATTTGAAGTTAACATGTTAGTATTAGATGAAAAAAATGTTGTTGCAATGAAAGAATATCCTCCATTGATAAAATGGTTACAAGATAAAGGTATTACAGTACATCATTTTGATCTGCGTACCAGGAGTTTTTGGGATGGTGGGTGGCACTGCTTAACTTTGGACATACACCGTGAAGACACTCAATTTGATTTATTTCCAGAACGTGGCAAAAATGGAGTTTATTGGCGACAACAATGAACAAAATTTCACACTAGCACTTAAAACCAGATAAATTAGTCTGTAGCACTCAAATGTTATATTAAGGAAAACAAATGGCAAAAATTGGATTTATTGGAATTGGCAAACTCGGTCTTGACTGTGCCGAAGTATTTGCAGAAAAACATGAGGTACGTGGTTACGATATCTACCCACGTACCAGTGATAGTGTTCAAGTCTGCGATATTGCAGAACTTGTTGACGAAAGCGAATGGATTTTTATTGCGGTTCCTACTCCGCATGCTGAAGGGTATGATGGATCTGTACCCAGTTCGCACATGGAGCCTCGCGACTTTGGACACAACGCAGTAATTGACGCCATTAATAAAATCAATGCCAATGCCACTACACCTAAAAAAGTTGTGTTGATTAGCACAGTACTACCTGGAACTACTAGACGCAAGTTCATAACATTACTTGATCCCAAACATGAATTTTGTTATAATCCCTATTTGATTGCCATGGGCTCAGTAAAGTGGGATATGACCAATCCAGAAATGGTAATCATTGGCACAGAAGACGGTAGCTTGACTGGAATTGCAGGCAAATTAATCGATCTCTATAAAACCATCATGGAAAATGATCCACGTTATGAAGTTGGTACATGGGACGAGTGTGAATCAATCAAGATTTTTTATAACACATTTATCAGTGCCAAGGTCGGTCTTGTGAATATGATTCAAGATTTTGCAATGAAAATTGGCCATATTGATGTTGATGTAGTTACTAATGCGCTTGCAAGAAGCACCATGCGTATCATGGGACCAAAATACATGACCGCAGGTATGGGAGATGCAGGTGCTTGCCATCCACGTGATAACATTGCATTGCGTTGGCTGGCCAAAGAATATGAAGTTGGATATGATTTGTTTGACACAGTGATGTCTGCTAGAGAAATGCAGGCAAAAAATCTTGCACAGTTTTTAGTTGATCAAGCAAAAACTCATGTCATGAGCATTGTAATTCACGGCAAGGCATACAAACCAGATGTTGAATACTGTATTGGATCTTATTCTACCTTGGTAGGACATTATGTGAAGCAATTAGGATTTAATTGCAGATACATAGACCCATTGGCAGATGATAAGACAGATGTTATATCTGAAATCCATACACCGTCGGTAGTATTGTGGGCGCATAATCGCAAGATCACTTACGAGTACACTGGCAATCAAGAAGATACACAACCTTATTGTGAAATTCCCAAAGGGTCTATCATTGTTGATCCTTGGCGCAAGATGAGTCAATTAACTGACTATACTGTTATTCACTATGGTAACACAAGAAGTTGATAGGCGCAGGATATTCAGTGTTTGAGTTTTGTTGTTATGACGCAAAAGAACATGTAGTGTTCTTACTAAAAGGAAAACCCAATGGGAATGTTTGACAAGCTATTTAAAAAAACAAAGCCAGTGGCGGCACCTGCAGCACCCAAGCCTAAACCTGAACCCAAGCCCCCAATAAAAACGGCCAAAGAGATTGCTACAGAAAAAGGCGAACCGTGGGTTGATGTACTGAGCATGGATGTGGATCCAGAAAATCTACATCAAGGTGCGTTTGATTTGGATTGGAATGATAAGTTTGTGGCCAATTTGATTCGTGCCGGTTATCAAATGAAGCCTGACGACAAAGATTCGGACATAGTGGATCGTTGGTTCCAGGCAGTGTGCCGCAATGTAGTTTTAGAAACCTGGGAACAAGAACAAGCAATGAACCCCAACAGAATTATACGCAGTAAAGATATCGG